ACAGACTATATTCACTACTACTTCCGGTGGATTTGCTACTTCCGAATCAACGTGGGTTTTTGTTGATGCTAGATACCAAGTAGAAGGAACCGATTACAACGTGACTGGTGTAGACCAAGTTACCTTCACTGCACCAATGGCGGGTGGTGAAGCGGTTGAAACGCGAGTCATTAATAAGGGTGTCATTAATGTCGAACACATTGTATTCACCTCAACCGCAACCAATGGTGCACCAACTGACATAATCGCCGGATTAAACGATGCAAACCCAATTCATCGCACGTTAGTATTTGTTGATGATGAAATTCAGAATGGATGGAAGTCTGCGCCTGAGAATCCAGATTATTCTATTCTGAACACGAACCCAGACACGATTCTTTGGAACGTTCGTAAAGAAAAAACTGAATTGAATTGGACTGGCACCGATGGTGCATCTCTTCCGACGGGTGTTACACCAGCGGCGTGGTTCGATCTCTCTACAGTTGCAACCACATACCGATTCTGGTTCTCTGATGGTTCGACAACGGCACCGGTAGCGGGCGGAACTACGTTAGTGCCGGTTCCGTTTACGGGAGCCGAAACTGACCAAGATATTTCCGATTTGGTTCTGGTTGCAATGCTTGCTGCCGATGTGGAATTCGCTAGTGCACATAACGGTGGTGGGGTGTCCAGAGAAATTGAAGTTGAAGTAGCCACGGGTGGTTCTGTAACGGATGCAGTAGATGGTTCCGTACCGACCGGAGTCGGGATCGTCATCGTGATTAATGGTAATGATGTTCCGGCTGGTTCTGATATCAGCGTTCGTGTTATTCGTACTATTCAGATGAGCACCACGCTGTCGATTGACGTGCATCCTACTCCGGGTATGACCGTATCAGCGCAGTTTATTCCATTCATCGAAGCAACTGATATTGTGAGATACCGTTTCAATGGTTGGGTCTCTGGTCCGTTGGGTGGATATACCGTCGATACGATGGTGGCACCACTGGGTATAGCGCCATATGAATACGATATCGTGGAAGGAATTCTTAGGTTCGATGCCACCCCACCAGAGAATCTGTTTTTCTCTATTACGTACAACGTGGCACGACCAAACGGAATGCCAGAATCAATATTAGTGCGCATGGAGTATATTGTAGCCGATATTCTACCAGATCATTTGTCTTATAATCCACCCCTCGGATTCGATACATCACTAGGGGTTGGCACACAAATCATAAACACTACTACCAATCTGACTTATACATGGGACGGCGCGGTTTGGAATACCGATCCTGTACCGGTGCCGGGAACGCAATATTACGTGACGCGCCCTCAGCAGATATGGGAGTACGATGGATTTGTGTTTAATCTACTGTTTAACGTGGGCGACCCATTCACCAAACCACCGGTTGTAGATTATCCGGCGTTCGGCGAAGGAATCCGATATGCAACTTATGCTTTTGGCACATCAACTGACGCTTTGGCGCAATGGCCAGATGCATTTTACATCATGGAGCATCCGGGTGATTGCCCCAACACTTTTGGCACACCAGAAGACCCTATGGCACCAGCACCGCCAGCAGCGCCATTGCTTCCGGGTGATTGCTAACTGTAAATATGACTAAATCGAGGAACAACGAATGCACATGTCAGACGAAATGAATATCCGCTTAGAGGGACACGTCCTCATACGGGAGTATGATGATATGACTGGTCTTCAAAAAGATCGGAAAATGGAATGCGACCAGTCCTTCGCTAATGAGCAGCTTCGCGACAAGTACATGCGAGAAAGCCAAGGGCGGGTAGTCCTTGACCAGCGTAATGCTATCCATAATGAGCATGCTTCTATCATCCTTGCTCGTGGACTGGCAAACCGTGATGACGGCTCTGTGTACTCCATGCATTTCGGTAGTGGCGGTGCCACAATCGACCCCCTTGGTGATATTATTTTTGCAACACCAAACACAGTGGGTGCGGCTGATTTGAATGTACCAACTTATTTCGAAGTGGTGGACGACACACTGGGTGCCCCTCCCGGCAACCAAATGGCAGTCCGTCACGTAAACGGAACCTTATTTTCAGACGTAGAAATCCGTTGCGTAATCGACAAAGACGAGCCATTTGGGCAGCAAGCCTTTGATAATGTCGGATTCAACATCAATGACGAGTCGCTGTTTATATTCGACGAAATCGGGCTCAAATCCCAAGACGGATTGTTGCTCACTCACATTACCTTTTCACCCATTCAGAAATCGGCAAACAGAATCATCGAGGTGGTATACACCCTTCGAGTTAGAATCTGCGAGTAAACAGATAAATACCAATCTAGAGGAATCAAACTAATGCCAGCGTACACACTAGACAACAGCCGAGGAGTAACCGTAGCCATAATTAATGTTGGCACGACTACCGGCGTGACGTTCCCGATTGAAATTCAGGGACAGGGTATTGGTCCTTATGGAACGATTTACGCGGACACCGTTTATCACATGTTGGAGAACTTTGCCAACACTATCGAGCCAACCAACCCCGTTGAAGGTATGGACTTCTACAAGACGGACACGCAAGTCCCCCATTTTTACGATGGTTCGGGGTTTGTTCCGTATCTGACTCAGGGAAGTGCAAACGCAGGCAGGTTCGTTATGCTACCAACCGCTACGGGCATCGACATGACCAACATCGCAACTATACCATTGTTCACGGCTCCCGGTGACGGTTCTGCGTGGTTACCAACTATGTTGGTACTGGTATCCACCGACGCAAATGCTGTTGCTGGACCGGCACACATCAATCTCCAGATTGCTGCTGCTGAGGATGTACTAGAACAGACGCCGGTATCCAACGCTAGTTTGACAACTGCTCATCAATACAGCATCGGGGGCTCCACAAGGTTTGCAACCGGTATAGAAACAATCAGTATGGAAATCACCATTCCGGCTCCTGCTACGGCATTAGTCATGAATGCATTCCTATTCGGGTTCAACAACAGGACATAAAGTAGATGGCTATTACACTCATCCCATACGGATTACTCGAAGATGGCAAATATGGCATCAAGCTAAGTGATGACATTCTTGGCGTGCCTGTTGCTGCGGCGATAGAAGTACTCGATACGCTACCATCATCAGCAGACCCAGATAACTTTGCGGGTCGTACTGTTTTCGCCAAAGATGCACAGCTTCCTTATGTATTTTTAAACGACACCACAGAATGGTTTCCACTGGAAGGAATTCCAGCAGACGTTGGTGCCGTCGGTGGCAACCCACCAACAGTCCCAATCCCACCAGATGGTTCGCTTTTCTATGATACTGATACTGAAGTATCTTTTGTATGGGACGGAGCCGAATGGCAAGCAATGGGTGGCCGATTTGCTGGTAGGTACGTCGAACAAATTACAATATCTTCTGGTTTTGCAGGACCGGGCGGCGATACGTTCTCGTTAGGAACAACTCCAGTTTATGCCGAATTCGTAGAAGTATTCTTGGATGGTGTACGACAGGTACCGAATCCCGGCGGCGATTACAATGTAATCGGTTCATCGGCTGTTTTCCCTGTCCCGGTTGCAGCGGCAGTTGTAGTTTACACAAGAACACTAGAGTCTACCGTTTTGGAAGACCCTGCGCTACTTCAGAACGCACAATGCATTAGAGCTATCTATGATAATCAAGCAGCAGGTATTACTGATTTTGATATCGGTGCGGCGGGTGTTGATCCTTCGTGTACTATGGTATTCCAGAATGGTTCCTTCTTAGTCGGCGGTGGCGTTGATTATAATGTTTCATCCGCCAACACAACAATAACTGGAATCGTAAAGATAGCCGTAACTACTGCCGAGGTGACAACATTATTTGCGCACGGCGCAGCAACCGGTGACGTAGTAACAATCACTGGATGCGACCAACCCGAATTCAATGGAACCTTCACGGTAACCGTCACAGGACTAGCTACGTTCAATATTCCTGTAGTAATAACAGCACCGGCATCATGTACGGGAGCACTAGTAAGTTATAGTCCTCCGATGGTTAATGATGAAGTTATCCTGAATGTGGGTACGACACTGGCTGACGACATCACTATCATGACATTCCAGAGAATTATTGTAGCACCAGCTACAGGTGAAGCAAACACTGCTTCTAATCTAGGCGTTGGTACTGGTCTATTCTCGACCAAGGCTGGTATAGACCTACGGTTCAAATCCATCTCTGGTGGTAACGGAGTATTGGTTACCGATACTGGTGGTGGAACCGTAACTATTTCGGCGGATGCCCTTCAGACATATGAGTCCAGAGTTGGTATTAATACATCAATATACAACTTGGGTACAACGTACAACTTGGGTACAACGGATAGCTACATTGGTGTCCGTGATACGTCATCCGTTGTAACAGTTGACGTTTCAACTGTTCCGGGCGGAACATCTGGTTCGGGTCGTCGCTTAGTTGTTCAGGATGAATCGGGTGGTGCAGGAACAAACAACATTCAAATTGCGCACGCGAGTGCACAATTTGCCGGAGCCGCAAGCCCACTCATAATCAATGTGGACTACGGATCAGTAACTATAGTGTACGATGGCAACGATTGGCACATCGTATCGAAGACCTTTTAAGGGTAAACGGCAATGGTAACAAAGGTAACTAGAGACGTTATGGACCTAAGCGTCAGAGCCATTGCGGATGGTATCACCGTTGAAGGTAATTGTGGTGCTAATTTTAGTTTTAATGGTGTTCCGATTGGTCTCAGTACACCATGTGATGGTGCGTTCGTTAATCTTGATGCAACCAACATCACCGCAACGGGTACCTTTGATGTTACCGGCGCTACGGTTGTTGGTATCGTCTCGGTTCCCATTGGTGGTGTGATTTTCTTTAACGCCGCGTTCGCCACTATACCGTCAAATTGGCAGTTGTGCGACGGAACCAACGGCACTCCTGATATGACCAATCAGTTCGTGTATGGCACGAATACTGAAGGTGAGCTTTTAGATACTGGCGGTGATGCTGATGCCGTAGTTGTAGATCACGGTCATAGTCTGTCTGGGAATGGATCGCATAGTCACACTACCCGAGCAGGCGTGAATGGTAATGGCTCTGGTGGTTTCGACGATGCTAACCATGGCTTTAATGTTGCGGTTGACGGTAATGGATCGCATAGTCACACGATTAACAATACTGGTGTAAGCGGGAATAACGCGAACCTTCCACCATATATTAAATTGGCGTTCATTCAACGAATGTCATAAGAGGAAAAGAGTAATGGTAACAAAAGCAACTAGAGATGTCATCGACTTAAACGTCCGAGAGATCATTGATGGGTTCAAAGTTGATGTCCCCGAAAATCCGACTGAGAATCGTATGGACGGCGTTACTATCGGTGGTTCAAACCCCGTTGATGCCACGTTCGACGATCTGACTGCAACCAATCTTACTATACTTCCGGGTGGTACCATAGAGGCTACTGGCGCTACAGTAATTGGTGAATGGCAGGCAACTTATTCTGATATCGCGGAACAGTACGAATCCGACAAAGATTATGCTGCGGGAACGGTAGTGAAGATTGGTGGCGATAAAGAAATCACCGCTTCTGACGTATCTGTGGATGATGTGTTCGGTGTTATTTCATCAGAACCAGCTTATGTGTTGAATTCTGGCAAAGAAGGACTATATTTGCCAGTAGTGATGGTAGGCCGTATTCCCGTCCGCGTCAAAGGCCCGATTGCCAAAGGTGAACGACTTGTATCGTCCAACACTCCGGGTGTAGCTCGGGCTGTCAAGAAAAGTGAACTTTCTTGCCACACACCAATCTTCGGACGCTCGCTAGAAAATAGCGATGACGAAGGAGAGCGTTTGGTAGAAGTAGCTTTCGTCACAATCAAGTAAAGGTTAGGTAGATGACTTACAGACAGGGTGAAATAATTGTAGCTACTGATTTCAATACGTTCAGAACGGATGTGTTGGATATCTGGGATGTCGGTAACGGCAATCGCGGTTACGGGCAGATTGATACTGGTGGCGCATCACCTATTCCTCTAGCATCGGTGGGTGCCGATGTATTAAGTGCCGAATGGGAAGCATTCCGACTCGCCGCTCAGACCTGTTCAGACCACCAAGGTAGTTCTACAACTTTTCCACCTGCTTCAGTATTAGAAGTTACTGACACCATCGTAGCGCATGATGCGCTTGATGGTAATGCTTACGATATCGGTGTAAGTCTAGCTACCATAGAGACCAACCGATTGACTGCTGATGCTGGTTCTGTATCGGTTTTTGCAAACTCACTAAACGATAGCCGAGGCACCGCATGGGCTAATACATTACAACACCGATTTACGGCTGTGCTACCAACAGTAGATGATGCGCGATATTTCTTCAACTCTGGTGGACAAATCCGAATTCGTGGTTCCCGTTCTGGTGGTTCTGGAACACCCCAAAACGCCAGTTGGACAGAAATTCTCACGAACATGGGAACCGTCATATTCGACCACACCATTACCACCAATACGGGTGGCGGACCCGGATGGTCATTCTCCAATGTTGGTTACTTCGACCTTACCACTTCATTTCAACAAATCGCCACAGGTGTTGATACGACAGGTGGACAGTATGCTACCAACGAAGCACGAATTGATGCTCGTACAACTGATGGTCCGGGTGGGCCGAATGGAGATAGAGGAAGAAACTTAGAATTCCGAGTACGATACTTCGATAATCATAGCAACATATTCGCCGACAATGTAAACGGTACTATTACATCTGATGTCGATTATCGGATAGCCACATCTCCACTGACTATTCAAACTCCAGTATTCGCTACGTCCATATCTCTCACTGCCGGATCATAAACCATGGCTTATGAAGTAGGCAACAACATACTCGACAATGAATACAACGACTTCATCGGAGTTAGTGGTACGTCTGCGTTCGCCTCTCAGGGCGCTGTAGATGCCGCTGCACCGTGTGTAGGTGCTATCTATGGTGTTGGGTATGGTAATCGCGGATATGGGCAGGCAGGCGTAACCCTGACCCCTGTGACGACCTCTACAGTCATCTCAAGCGCCCAATGGACAGACATGTCCGCCGCGTTAGAAGTTTGCTCCGAAAGTCAAACCGGCATAGTTGGCGGGTCAGTATTAATTCCTCCATCAACTGAAACGCAAGTGGCTGATACAATCGTAGCACACGAATCGAGTCCACCAAGTAGTAATGCATATGATTACAACAGCGTCATTGCAAGCATCGACACAAATAGGTTTGTATTGGATTCAGCCAAAGACGGGACAGCCGTCACAACGGGCGTATCAAGTAGTACACGTGGCTCGACGTGGGGTGGTGGTGTTGGCTCCATTAATTGTATTTTCGATTTTGGTTTTGGTACTGAAGATGCAGCCAGATACTTTTTCAATTCTGGCGGGCAACTCCGAATCGATTTAAGTCATCCGGGCGGTTCAGCACAAGATAACGACTGGTCCGCTTCTTTGGGTACCCGACTCGGACAAGTTCGTATGGATTATACCGCGACCAGTAGTACCGGTACTAGCGCATTGTCCAGTAGTATTGGTTTTTATGACCTGACTGGTTCGTATCAAACTATTATCAATGGTGCCAATATTGGTACTGGTGTGTACACAACAAACGATGTTCTCATCGAAGCTCACCGCTTAACATTCGCTGGAGTGAATGGTGGTAATGGTGTTGGTGTTAGGGTTCGTATCACCTTAACCGACTCACACGTCGGAGGAGTAGCCCCAGTCGATTCGGTGTCGGCGGGAACGAATGCCAGCTTTGCTGTCCTAAAAGCCACATTTCTAACCGGTATCGTAACTCCGAGCGGGACAGTCACTAACCCCTTCTAATTGCTTGACTCTTCCCACCCTCGTGTGTATATTGAAATATAGCCACGAGAGTATCCCATGGAACAATCAGAACTAGACGCATTGATTGCTGCTGCCGACAAACGTGCAGTATATGTAAATCAAGTCGAACACGCTAAAGCGAAATTCCGCTCTCTCAACGTATTGTATTGGGAGGGGCACATCTTTGAATTGAATCAAGGATTCCTGTCTTACCTGTACATCAAATATATGGAGTGGCTTTCCACACGCGAGAGGCACCTCGAAGGCAAGTCAATCGACATTCCACTTGAACCAGTCATCCTTCTGGATAAGAACGAGGAACCCGTTCAAATAACCGACTTAAATAGGTTCATCGAAGAAGTAGAGGAATGTCATACAGAGGCATTGAACTATTATCACGACACCTACACCGCCTTGAAACTTTCGCGGACTACTTCCGAATTAATTGAGGTCGGTTAATGCGCGGAATGCTCATGTTCGCCCATAACAATGATCTCTTTGATTATGGGAAGATGGCGTATGCTTCAGCACTTTCCGCCATCCACCATATTGGCAAACCCATTTCAATCGTGACGGATCATGCAACGTGGGAAAAACTCCTGAGCGAGTACCCACGTGCGATGTTTACCTTTGACCACGCCATCCTGATAGATCATCAGAACACACACCAGCGTCATTTTGATTTGGCAGACGGTTCTACGAAAAAAGCCAAATACCATAATACTTCAAGACTCGATGCTTATGAGTTGTCACCTTACGATGAAACTTTATTGATCGATACTGATGTGTTGATACAGGATACTTCCCTACAGCACGTTTGGGGATCATCAGCTTACGTCAGAATGAATCATGAAATTTCAGAGTTGGTTCTGGGTTCTGACAATACACAAATAAAACTTTCTGATAAAAGTTTGACAACATTCTGGGCAACCATTTGTTATTTCCGAAAGTGCAAAGTAACTGAAGACTTTTTTGCGCTATCGAAGTACGTAAAACACCATTACGAATATTACGGAAGCCTACATGGATTCCCAATATCGATAGTACGCGTCGATTACATAATGACTGTCGCTGCACATATTATGAGCGGATATGTCAGTGGGTCAAAGTCCGTGGTAGAACCGCTACCAGTAGAAGACACTGTGTTTGCATGGAACAGAGATATTATGATAGATTTTGATGAGGATCGAACAACGTTCTTAACAAAATCTAATGGTAGACCATTCCCTGTATCAACGTACCGAACGGTTCACTGTATGAATAAAGATAGTATGTTGAATATGGCTGATAGGATCATTGATACTTATGCGATCCTTTAAACGAAAAAGAGGTTTCATCACCATCGCGCAACGGAGTGGGAAACTCAATTACCTACGGATGGCGTATGGTCTGGCATTGAGTCTGAAAGCGACACAGCGAGACGTACCCCACTTATCAGTCATGGTGACTCCCGGTACTAAAATACCAGCGAAGTATGCCGCAGTGTTTGATGAGGTCATCGATATACCGGGGTTGGATGACTCTAAAAATTCAAGATGGAAGATACACAATAAGTGGAAAGTATACCATGTGACTCCGTATGAGGAAACTATACTCCTCGATGCTGATATGGTCTTTCCAACCGATGTTAGTGATTGGTGGGATATACTGGGAGATGAGAGGAACGTGTGGTTTGCAACGCAACCAGCGACATACCGTGGCGACCCCGTTGATATCGGAACATATCGACAAGAATTCCTAACAAATAATTTACCGATGGTGTACACCGCATTTTTATATTTCAGACAGAGCGAAATAGCACAAGAACTTTTTGATATGGCGGCTACCGTATACCACAATTGGGTTGCGATGCGTGACAACTATCAGTTGCGCAAAACCGATGAAGAATTACTCAGTGATATGCAACACTTCCGATCACCACTCCGACATTCGTGGACACACTTTTTCCAAGATTATCCGCGCTCCGTGAGTGGTGATCTGGCATTCGCGATAGCCACGAAAATAATGGGCGAAGAGGATAACTTCGCTCCTGATGGGATGTTTCCTACATTTACCCATATGAAACCCGGGGATCAAGGATTGGATTTGGTTCCGTCATTATGGTCTAACTCGTTACCCTCGGTACTTCGGGAAGATATGACACTTTTGATTGGAACCTATAGACAACGATACCCATTTCATTATGTCGAGAAAGAATGGCTGACTCAGGATGTAATACTGACATTGGAGAAAGCGGCCCGTGGATGATTTTTACATTTATTATGAACTTGAACACCAATCTCACTCGATTGGAACTATTAAGGCGATAGCTCCACGTAAACTGGATGATATGGGTGATATGGAATTTATCAGGGTTCCGTCTAAGATCGGATTGTCGTTCACCAAAGGTTCGGAATCCCTAAACCGATGGGTAGTTAAATGGCTCCCTGAATTTGCAGAAATGCGCTTGTACAAACGAGAGATCGAGAAGCTGGAATCAGTGACTAACTTCCTACAAATTATACCCACCAGACAAACCAAGGCTCATGTCACGGTAACATGGAAACGGGAGAGTAAGCTGTTCAATGTCAGAACTCGTGGTGTTAGTATTTCCCACCCAAACATAGATATGTATTTCTTTGTGACCCGACTGGATGATCCTAATATAATTTATCATCAATTCAATACATCACTATTGGAGACGATGAATAGGAAAGGTTTGGATATTCCGTGTGATATCACTCTCCCCAACAGATTCAGCGTGTGTACTAGAACAGCCTTTGATCGATACCAATTACGGACTGAATGATGAAAACATTTAACACAAACGAATTTGACATCGTTTATATGTCATATGATGAGCCGCGTGCCGAAGAGTTTTACGCAGATGTGAAAGCGAAATATCCGTGGGCAAAACACGTGCACGGTGTAAAGGGATTTGATTCTGCTCACAAAGCATGCGCAAACCTTGCGGAAACTGAAAGGTTCATCACCATTGATGGCGACAATATAGTCGATGAAACATTCTTCAATATGGAATTCACAGTACAGGAAGACATCGAAGATTGTGTATTTTCATGGGCAGCTAGAAACCACGTGAACGGGCTTGTATACGGGAATGGTGGATTAAAATGTTGGCCACGTCAGTATGTGTTGAATATGCGCACGCACGAAAATGCTGACGAGGATACTGCGGCGGTAGATTTCTGTTGGGATACGAAATACATTCAATTCAATGAAACATATTGTGAGACATTCACAAACGGAAGTCCGTTTCAGGCTTTCCGCGCTGGTTTCAGAGAGGGTGTCAAAATGACCCTTGACCGTGGTGTAAAAGTTCGCTTACCAGAAATTCACAGTAACAACAGCGTCCTCTGGCACGGCAACACCAAACGATTGGAAATATGGGCATCGGTGGGTGCTGATGTTGAAAACGGACTGTGGTCAGTGTACGGTACGCGTCTGGGTGCCTTCATGACCAACATGGTTGATTGGGATCACGATGTAATTGCCGATTACGATTGGTTTTATAAATTCTGGATTGAAGAAATTGCTCCTAAATTCCAATCGAACAAACTCAATGTTGATATGGACATGTATTGTCCGTATACGAAATACAAATGGAGTTACGAACTCTTGTGGGACGCAACTTGCCGGTTGGGACAACCACTCCGCCGGTCCATGGGATTTAATGTTGGTGACCTTGATGAAGAGGCATCGCGGTTTTTCAAACACGTTTATGTTGCGCCGAGTCGGACAGGATATGACTAATGTCTGACGATTTACTAAAATTTAAGCAAGATGTAATGGATGCAATTTCTCCAACCTTTTGTGCGTCCAAATGGTATGACGCTGTTATCTTTTTAAACGAAGGAAACACGAAATCTTGTCATCATACTCAGGCTCATCAAATCAATTCCGTTGAAGTAGAATTCAATCCGTCTGCATTACACAACACCGACGACAAAAAAGAACAGCGCAAACAAATGATGGCGGGCGAACGACCCGACGCGTGCCGATATTGTTGGAACGCAGAAGATTCAATGGAAGACGATGTGTATGCTGACCGCATTCCATACACCCGAAGATTCTCCGATGAAGATATTCAAATCGCAGCGGATTCCGCAGTGGGTTGGGATTCCCATTTGCGTACACTCGAAATATCTTTCGACCGCACATGTAATTTTGCGTGCTCGTATTGTAGCCCTCGGTTCTCTACTACATGGGCTAAAGACATCAAGAAAAACGGTGGATATATTCTCAGAACGAACTCACCATATTATGGAAACGATGGATCAGAAGTAGCTGAACCCTACGGAAGATATAACGAAGGTAATCCATATTTGGAAGCCTTCTGGAAATGGTGGCCAGAACTTTCACAGACTCTAGAGCAATTCCGTATTACAGGTGGTGAACCAATAATGAGTGCTTCCTTCTGGAGACTGGTGGAGACGATCAAAAGGGAAGGGGTTCGTGATGACATGCTCATTTCGGTGAACTCCAATTTAGGTTCAAAAAAGAGTCTAATTTCCGACCTGATTGACTTCACAAATTCCATTTCCCGTTTCTCATTATTCACATCCTGCGAAGCCCACGGTGACGCGGCAGAATATTTGCGAGATGGGTTAGATTACGATTATTGGCTCAAAAATATATCCAGAGTGATGACCGAGGGGAACGTAGAACAGACCACTATTATGACCACCATTACGGCGGTCGCCCTGTATTCGTTCACAGAGTTTCTGGATGACATATTAAAACTACGGGAAGCCGGTGATCATAACATATTGATTTCATTTAACTTATTGAAAGCCCCACCCTTCATGTCGGTTTTGATTTTACCAGAAGAAATGCGTGATGAACGTGCGACGGCCCTCGAAGTATGGGGGAAACAGAATAGTGAAAGGTTATCGTACTGGGAAACTAATGGCGTTAAGAAAGTTGTAGCATTCCTCCGCGAAGGGGCTGATCCCCTGTGGACGGACGATATCAAGAGCCGAATGTCAAATGAACTTGACTTCTATCTGTTTTATAGGCAGTATGATGAAAGGCGGGATAAATCCTTCCAAGAAACTTTTCCTTCAGACTTGGTAGAATGGTACGAAGAACTAGCCGACCAATATGAAGAAGATATTAACAAGTATCACAAGTTTCGTGGTACAATGTAGCAGGAGATAAGCAATGAGCAATGGGTCATCAGCAGCACCTTCGTTTTCAGCGAGCATGTCGCAAGAGGACGATGTAGATACAGAAATCGCCGTAGCATCGCAGAGCGATGATGAATTAACCAAATCGATCCAGCGGGCTCAGCGCCACTGGGGTACGAACCCCGAAGGTACATTATACTGGGGAACCAGTAATGTCGAAGATATGGTTCCACCGGGATTATATAAATGTGGACAGCGCGACGATGTTGGTCCATGTTTCCAAAAACTCATGATCGAAACCGACGCACTCATCCAACTCCCTGATATGGTCTGCAACGAAGTCATTGCGCAGATCAAACAATTCTGGTCAGACGAAGTGAAGGAAGCAATGGAAACACGTGGCTTCATGCACAAGCGTGGAATTATGATGTACGGAGAACCCGGTTCCGGTAAAACATGTACCATCCAAATGCTCGTGCAAATGCTCATCAATAATGGCGGCATCGCCATCTACGCCGAAGACCCCGGCGTCCTATCAAATTGCCTTCAGTTACTCCGCCGCATTGAACCCAACCGTCCGGTCATCGTTATTCTCGAAGACTTCGACACCCTGACAGACCGTGACCGCCGCGAAAACAATTGGCTGGCTGTTCTCGATGGTGAAGCGCAAATCAAAAACGTCGTATTCTTGGCTACCACCAACTACATCGAAAACATCGACAAGCGCTTCGTAGATCGCCCGTCACGCTTTGATATCATTATGCCTGTCCCGATGCCCTCGGCTCGTGCTCGTGCCGCGTACATCAAGTACAAGGAGCCGTCGTTAACCGATGACGAACTGTTCGATTGGGTTCAGCAATCAGAAGGTTTCAGCATCGCTCACGTAAAGGAGATAATTGTCTCTGTATTGTGTTTCGGCAAAACTCTGGATGAAACTGTCCGGCGTCTTAATACCCAACGGAAGCGCGAATTCAAAAATACAACGCTGGAAAATGAAGCCAAGGGTTCTACTGGTATTGGTTTTACCAGTGATGGTGGAAGTAAGGGTGCATTTCCGAACCGCACTTCGTTCGATACCTTCCTTGAGGAATTGGAAGGTTGGGAGTACATTGTATCTGAAGAGGTAGAATCCACAGAGGTATAATCATGTATGACATTGTATTTCTATCATACAATGAACCGAATGCAGCAGAGCACTGGGAATTAGTTAAAAGCCGATTCCCACGTGCTCGGCACGTTTCTGGTATAAAAGGAATTCCAAACGCTCATCGCACTGCTGCCGAGCGATGCAAGACCCGATATTTCTGGGTCATCGATGCAGACAATATCGTCCATCCTGATTTTGACTTTTCGTTTCGTTGGCGTCGTTCCGATGAGCGACAAGACCGCGTAGCCGTTTGGAAAGCAAGAAACAATGTCAACGGACTCGAATATGGTTACGGGGGAATTAAACTATTACCGCGCCGAGTCGTATTAGAGATGCCGAATAACATCGTTGATTTCACCACCAGTATTAGCGATCACTTCTTTCCCATGGGTGAAGTCGCATCAACCACGGTAATTAATTCATCGCCCTTCGAAGCATGGAAGGCTGGATTTCGCGAATGTGTGAAACTAGCTTCCGGTGCGATCAAATCGAATCACCCAGAGGAAGACGGACAACGGGCGGAACAGTGGATGGCAATAACGCTCGATGTTCCAAATGCCAATCAATGTATCGAAGGTGCAAAAGCTGGCTACCGGTATGGTTGGGATAATGCGGATGATCCGAAGGCATTGGCTAAGATAAACGATTGGGAGTGGCTACAAGCGAGGTTTACCCGTCATGATTGATTCAATTAAAGTATTACGCGGACTCGAAGAGATGTATCCAGAAAAGAGCTTCATCAGCCGACTTCTGTGCTGCATAGAAAACTATCCTGAGTTGAACTGGGAAGATGCAATGTCGCGTGGACAAATCAGATCAAAACTGTGGCTCCTAAAACAACTTCGGTTAGAGAACCGTGTCCACTTGGGGCGGGTAGCAATCTGTGGTGGATGGGTTGGTATGCTATCCCGACTGATGCTCGATCATGATGTAATCCAAACAACACACATTCATTCTATGGACACCGCCCGTGGTGCTACTATTGCAGCGGGAGAATTGAATTATGAATATTTTGTGGAAGATGAGTTTTCCGCAACTGCCGTAAATTGTCATGATGTGATCTATAACGACTACGATACCATTATAAACACAAGTTGTGAACACTTCGATAACTTTGACGGTTGGTTTAATAGAATTCCGAGTGGGAAAATGGTAATACTCCAGTCAAACAACTTCACCGAAATAGAAGATCACGTTGACTGCGTGCATAGCGTCAACGAATTGGTCAACAAGGCAGGGCTTCGTACTGTGATCTACAGTGGTGAATTGCCTTGCTACGGGTACATACGGTACATGGTTATAGGTATAAAATGAAGGAAGTCACAATCACCAAAACGTTTGACAATGGTCCGGTAATTAATGATTACACCGTTGCAGAAATGAAGGCTAATAGTTTCAACCTTTTTCAGGATTGGACATGCACGGTCGGCACGAATTGCATCTATATAGATTTTGATGGAATGGTGTGGCGCGGTCCGTGCCGCGTTGGTGGTAAACTCGGTAATATGCTGAGTGATTGGAAAATACCCGATACACCAATCGTGTGCGATAGGTGGACATGTGACTGTGGTACCGGTATTAAATTACCTAAGTGGTGCGATAACGAACGGCATGAAGAAATGTACCGCGTAGAGCCAATCGAAGAGCAGGTGTTTAACGTGCAATGGGATTTAGGTCGGAAATGTAATTATGATTGCTCGTATTGTTGGCCGACCAGTCACAACAAAACCGACAAGTGGGTCTCGATTGAAGTGTTGAAAAAGGTGGTGGATAAAATAGGTGAACAGCATACTGGAAAAATGCAATTCAATTTTGCCGGTGGTGAACCAACACTCCATCCCGACTTTTTGGAACTGTGCTCATATATCTGGGCAAGGGGACATCACATTCACGTGCAAACCAATGGCACCATGAATGTCATCAAGGCGAGACAACTTGCCTTGGTTGCTGAAATCTCGATCTCGGTTCATTTTGAGTTTGCCAACTACGAAAAACTGATTAACAACATAAGAGCTATTTTGAGTGCTGGAGGAAAGCTGGAAATCAAAATGATGATCAATGCTACGGGTAACTCATTTTATGCAGCACTTGATTTTAAACGATATATTGAAGGGGTACCATTCATCAAAAGGGCACGAGTTATCATGTCACCACTGCGTGATCCCAAGACCAACGACTTGATGGGATACACACCAAAACAAATAGAGGAATTTGGGGATGTCGAATTTTGAAATACTAACGTGGGAACAAGTTAAGCCTATCTGGGATACCCATTTATGGCCCGGACGCGATAGTGAGCCCGTAACGTCGATGCAGTATTTTGGTGGATACGATATGCAATATAAAGATGAAGAGCCTCATTTCATCGGTTTCTCTGATATCGGTGGAGAAATAATTGCGGTCAATAGTTATGTCCGCAACAAGGCGCAAACATGGCGCAGTCGTGGGTTATGGGTACATCCAAGATTCCGTGGGTGTGGGTACGCCAGAGACCTACTGCTGTACATGATAAAGGATGTCAAAACACGGGGTGGTGATTGGATATGGACCATGCCACGCAGGGGTGCACTCGAAGCATATGAGTCTGCTGGATTTATACAGACCACTGATTGGGAAAAACAGGGTTGGGGCGTAAACTGCTATGCGAAATACGATATCAGATGAAACAATTATTTAATTACACGCATGAGAACCACTTCGCGTTCGGATACAAATTCAATGATCATCATTATTGGATGGGACCGAAGGCGTCCGACGTGGAGGGGGCCACGTTTGCCGTGGGTTATGGGAGGTGCCAGTACGAGGCAACGAACTTCAAGGTAGAATGCTACCGTGCTGCACGTCTAATACACGAGAGCAGCGATGAGATTGTGAATGTCATGTTCTCTGGTGGAAACGAAAGCGAGATCGTTGTGCGCTCCTTCCATGACCAACAGATACCATTTAAGGTTAGTATCCTGAAATTCAAACAGAATCTCAACCTGCATGATATTTCCTTTGCTGTGGTGTTTTGTGAACAACGAAAAATTCCATACCGTATTTTCGAACTTGATATCAAGGATTTTTGGGACGACGAAGTTTACGAATACGCAAAACGAACACAATGTCCGACTCCGCAACTTCCATCAGCTATGTGGCTCGCTGACCAAATCGACGGACTTCCAGTTATGGGATCGGGCGAACCATATATAGCCAAGATTATACCAGACGATTATGTTCCGGGTGAATCCCCATACGAACCAAGTGAATGGCAATTCCAAGAAAAAGAACGCATTCAGGCATGGTACCGACATTTCCTAATTCAGGAACGTCCGGCAGTTCCGGGTTTTTTCCAATACACACCCGAACTAATGTACTCGTTCCTTAACAGCCCCATCGTGCGCGAACTAGTCAACAACGAGAGGCATGGGAAACTATCTTCTGTCTCGACCAAGGGAGAAACATACCGCTTATGGTTTGCTGATATGATCCCCCGACCCAAGTTTAGTGGGTTCGAGAAAGTCATGGACTGGGAAGTAATCGCCCGTGAAGCACTAACAGAAAAATACGGGATGTATGATCGTGTAGTGAGTGTGGAGTATCATAAGTTTCTTGATAATTTGCGATATGGTTGAGTTCAAGGTAATTAATTTCGATGAGTGGCGGCAGCGCATGCAGCCATTATGGCCGTGGAATACTGATTGGCATTGGATACCGATTATCAATAACCCGTATGGCCAGATTCAGTATACGGGATGCGAGGCGTTCAAACGTGTCATCATGTTCCCTGTGATGTGTACTGTGAACGGAACTCCTGCCGCGTATACGAGTGTGTTTAACATCTCGGATACTCATCTACGATTGCGGGGAGTTTATACGGAGCCCGAATTCAGAGGGCAAGGGCTCGTCGCCCCAATGCTTGACTGGGCATGCAATTTATTTCCAGAGCCATGGCATACTGCTATTGGGTATGGACGAGAAACGAGTCTGGATTACTTTCTGAAGGTTTGGTTTGATGAAGTAATGCCTAATTACAGTAGTAGAAGAAGATATGAACACAGCGCGGAGGATTTATCTAATGGTGATCCTACCGTCACTTTAATGAGGAGAAAATTCCGTGATATTTCATGAAAAACTAAATTTAAAATTCGATACTGAAGCGATGCAGCGAGAAGTCGTAACAATTCAACAAACCCTCGGGAATCGGATAGGTCATGGTACGGCTTTCGGTGGATGGGCACTTCAATCCCAAGACGGTGATTGGCGTAGTGGTTTTGAAAAGGGTGGATACTACAGAGCAGAAGGTGGCAGTCTCGTCGCATGGGAGAAAACACTACCGGTACAAGAATACTCCAAACGAACCGATGCATGTGTTGGGATATTCGCAGAGATAATTGATGAATTAGAAGAAAAAGGATTTTATCCGCTCCGATCCCGTATCACCGTTTTTGATCCCGGACAGGCAACCATGTGGCATACGGATGCAATTCCCGAAATGTTTAGCGTTCGTATTCACATCCCGTTTATTACCAACCTTGATTGCCGCTTTGAAGTAGAGGATGTGGGTGCTGTACATATGCCAGCGGACGGACATGGGCATTTGGTTGATGTGTCTACCATGCATCGTGCATATAATAGGGGAGACACAATCCGTATGCATTTCTTGGCGCAAGTTTGGCCCACGAATTATTCCGAGCGCTTCATAGTGACCGAGAGCCAAAAGGACATATCAAGTTACCACAACGTGAAGGGACATAAGATATATCAGCAGGTGATGCGTGACAGAGCGAAAGGCTGAAAAATTCATAGCCGACAACATTCAGAAATATGGGCTGGCTGGTAGCAACACACCACACAACGAACCCAAATTTCCGAGGCTTCAGGGAAGCTCCGCTCTCTACTTCTCAAAGAAGAACCACTTCGTATGGGGATATAATGGTGACAGTTATACCAACCGCCGTTCGTCCTCGTGTATGTATTATACCGACTATATAAAACAACCATCCACCGGCTCGATATTGTCACTGGATCGCTCGTTGGTGGATATCGCAGAACAAATGAGAAAGTCCATCGGCGAGTGGAACAATGTTATGATTGTCAATCGGGGGAGGTTCGAAGATTACGCATTCATCGAGGCGTGCAAAGAAGCAAAAGTCAAATTCAATCAAGTTATCTTGAGGTACGGTCGAAAGTGGGCTACTCCCTTTGATATGGTGGTTCCATTCTCGACTGTACATATCACACCGGAACGGTTGATAGATACCGCACGTGTCGTAGTACCGTGGTTGCGCACCAAATCTATAGATGTCATTCAAGACATCGCCATCTCGCGCCTCATGACGGAGGAACGATTAATATATCCAACCCGAATGAGATTCGTAAATCACAACCACGATGGTGAAAAGGTATGTGGTCCCGCATACTGGGCGTTGTGTGATGCAGAAGAGGATACGGCACTACTACGGTATGATTTCTTTAAGGAGGGGATGACACGCCTTACAACAAATTTAGCCACGTGGTCACCAGAACTAATAGAGTCACAACTCGATCATCCCGAAATGAAACGTTGCATGACCAGAACCACAGCAAACGCCGATTTAGCCACGGAAAATATGTGGAAAAGTGTTTCTCCAGAGCCATACGAATTCACGGACAAACCACGTTGGTGGGAAGGAGTTCAGGAAGAAATCAATGAAATGCACGACGGTGGGAAGTATAATGAAAAATGGCACACACCAGCACACCGACTACTCGGTTACGGGAGTGCTTCATATGGAACTGTCAAATAAGTACACTTGAACCACCAACTACGAGGAACTATATTAATGATTATGGATATACTGTCTGCTGAAGAACCAATTTTTGTGTGTGGTGTTCCCAAATCGGGAACAACTATGGTTGGGCAAATATTAGCCAACAACCCCGACCTTCAAACCGATTCTGACATCGTACCGGCTTTGGATTTCATACGTCATGTTGAAAAGACCTATAAAGATTTCTTCTTCTTTAATGAACAACCCGGAACCATTTTGGGAGATATGGACAAGTATTGGACAGATAATGATTACAGAGAATGGCACTTACTGAACCTCGAATATTTCAAGAGTATACACTACAGTTACCGGATGGGTGCGAGACACTGGGGTTCTTCGAGTCCGCTCTGTTATCAGCATACATCACTCTTATGGAAGTGGTTTCCGAAAGCCGTATTCTTAATGGTTATGAGAGACCCCAGAGATCAATGGAGTAGTTTCAAACACCTGCACATGCGAAAGGGTGCTGATTCGTGGAAAAGTTTCAACTATTGTCACGTCACCCTCCCGTCGAGGGGAGATAATCATCCACAAATCAAATTTGTAGAATATCATGAAGTGGTACACAACCCGACAATAGTATTTGATACACTCGGATTATCTGTCCCAGAAAACTGTACTAAGGGTATGCGTGACATATTTCTCTGCCGTACCCACGGAAATGCCGACATGATTGATGAATTACGTCGCGGCACGGATATGATAACATCCCGAATCGGGCGATGGAAACGCGACCTGAACGGGGATGAAATTCGAAGATGTACGGAAGCATTCCCAAAAGAATGTGAATATTACGATAATTTAGACTTATGAATTTATTGATACCACATGGTAGGACCGCTGACAAATACCTAGTGCAGGCTGCACAGGATATGGATCACTGTGTCCATCTTATGTGCAACCTTCAAGAGCGCAGCCGACAGAGAGACGTGGGACGGGAATGTCTACCGGATGTATGGGTACCCCTTCCTTCGAGATATGATTTAAAACTCTCCCTCGAAGATTATCAAAAATGGTACCACGAGCAAATCCGCACTTACGTAGCAGACCATGATATCCATGCAATACTTCCGTGCTCGTCAATGGATGTTGTCATGGATGAAGTTGCACAGATCAACGAGGACTTCACGCTACTCGGTGTCACCCCTGAACAAGCAGCATTCTTTAGGGATAAAACCGTTTATCTCCCTGCTATGATAGCAGCCGGAATTCGGGTACCTGAAATTTATGAAATAGTGGAGCCTAGTGGTGAGCCAGAAAATTACGATATCCCATATCCCTGCATCGCAAAACCCGGACTCGGATGTGGAGGTTATGGAATTTTCATCTCAGAAGCCGAATACAACCTTCGGCGGTTTTTTGGTCATTCCGATAACACGGACGGTTTTTCCGAACGCGCTTTCTTCTACCAAGATAAAGACTTTGCCGGACGCCCCAAATCTTACCGTCACTATGGATACGGGGGTCGATACCTTATCCAAAAATATCTTACCGGACCTTGCATCTCCCTATCGGGAACGACTGTCAATGGCGTACCTCAACTCGACTTGGTTTACGACATTGGCATCACAGACCCACCCACCTGTGCTGAAATTAACTTCGGGTGGCCGAGTATCCATCCTGAAGCCGAAGTCGCCGCTCGACGGCTTGTTGATTCTCTCAGAAAAAATAAACTGGAACCCCCCGATGGGGCGTGGATGGCAGACGCCATCCTCCACGAAGGAGAACTCTGGCTCGTAGATTTCTCGGTACGGATGTCAAGCTCCGGTACTAAGATGCTTTACCATACTTGTAACGACCTTTCTTACCCAACCAATGTTATAAATGCGGCTCTGGGCGAAGAATGGCGAATGATAACCCCCAAACCGGTTATCCCTACCTATTATAGCTTCATCCCCTTCCCGAAGGGCAAACTTTTAAACATCCGATATCCAGACGCTAGCCAGTTGGAAGAAATCGTGCTTTCGGTTGAGGAAGGTGAGCGTGTTTTTGAAATGCGCAATGATGTTCAGGTCGCGGACCGTGGTTGGATCGTGGCAACATCACCGAATGGAACACGTGATGACGCAGAGGATATCGTAAAAACCTTCATTAGTAACGTCCAGTACGATGTCAATTAGTAGTAAATATCAACAACCATACCATATAGAGTAAATTTAGAGGAATTAACAATGTTCATGACAGTTTCCAGATTCGCCCGAAAGAACGCGGAGCCGTGCACGCAGGCAGACATCGACACCATCATACCGGCTATGCCATCCCGCGTTGCGTATAAAGCGACATTCGATGGATTACAGACGGCGGGTGATGTCATTTATCGTTCTGGTTCTATTAATGGTGCCAATGAGATTGAGACAGTAACGCTATACCGCACCCAACAGGATTATGATACTTTCAAAATCGCTCCAGAATTGTTGGCATTTAAAAACGAACTTCTGATAATTTACAATTTAGTAGCTATTACAGAGGAAGTGATTTAATCACGATTGTGGAATACTGATGTATCCGTATATTGAATTTTTTGATTCAGAAGAAATAGGATATACAGAAGATATGCGAGAGAATCTTCTCGCAGTCGCAAAGGGGTTAACCGGCTTCGCACAGTATGAAAGTCTAGATGGTACGATTATCCAGCTAGAGCATCGGGCGACCCCCTTCGTCGAGTTCGAAATTACGAAGGCAATGCGCAACCTCATTCAACCACAAGTTCCGGTCACCGCCGCAACATTCCTCAAACTTAATCCCGGAACCCATGTCCCTATCCATCTTGATAATCATTTATTGCGATCTACCGTATTGAGCTTCCCACTAACGCCAGAACCAGAACACTTTGCTCCGACCTTGTTTTATGAGAATGAGAGTAGTACGATACCGATTGAAGTAGGTCACTGGCACGGTCGCCCGGGCGCAATAAACACCAGAGAATACCATGCCGCTTATAATAATAGATACACGCGGATCAAGTTCCAATTATGTTTTGAAATGATGTTGGATGAATTCATGACACTTTACCACAGCGGGGAACTTTTCCGTACACAATTAGGCAATTAAATGGAACACTCGTTTCAACAGCAAGTCATAGATTATGAAGGAGTCCGATTTAACATCAGACCCCTTGAGTCATCCGATTTCAAAGAATACACACGAGTTGTAGGCACGCAAAAGGGAATCATGGAGCGCAGTCGTGGGTTGGATATTACCGACTTCTTGTCTGAGTTTCAACAGCGCAGTAGTGGTAGAAACATACTCGTTGGTGCCTTCACTGATGAGGGTATTCTTAGATCGTGCGTGGGTATGTTCTTCTGGGACAAATTACCCGGAGTAACAGATCACACGATGGTAGTAGATCATTCCTACGCACCCCTTTTCAATCCGAAGAAAAGTGGACAATTACATATCATCAAAAGCCTACATCAGTATTGTGAATCCCAAGATCGCTATTATCACTATTGTGTTAAACATGCCGGACACATGAAAGCCGAATTGAAGATGTGGGACAAATACACCGATGAGTTTTTCAATAGATATGAACGGTATATTGAGTGTATTGTTCCAGCCGGAACACGTCCATCATGGGATAGTTATTGGGGTATCATGGGGAGAATAACTTATCCCTATGATATAGCCATACACTCAGTTAGACTTAAGCAAGAATACCGGAACTACGCCTGATTAAAGAAAGGTTTTCAGATCGTCGTATAATACTTCGGTAATTAGTACAACTCGTGGTTTCGCTGACGCGGTGTTGAGAACCCTATGATTCCATGCGGTATTAAGAAACCACATATCGCCGGAAGCTATATGTATTGATGATTCCTCTCCCCGCCTTCTGAATTCAAAACTCGAATCGTCCATATCAACTCCTATTTGAACCCTGCATATAACTGATGTGTTCAGATCAATATGCCATGGTATCTCAGCACCGGGAGGAGTAATAGTGAGCCGTGTTTGGTAAACGGAGCCAAACATACCCTCAAGATATTTTTGGATTTCGCTGGTTCCGTCTCTCCAGTCGGTGTAGCTAATTTCTCCATCTTGATCGGTGTCTGACGCTTGTTGTTGAAGGAGCAGCAGTTTGTAATTGTCGGGCACCATATTGGCTAACCTACAATTTTCTTTTCTGGAGATTTTGTACCTGTCCGTATTAAAATCACTAGGAGCGCCACTGGTTGCGATTTCTCGCGCTTGCTCCAGAACCGCTTCAGGAATGCCGTGGTCTAATTTAACATAGGTTGGTAAATCGTTTCGCCCCGGTCCGTTGATTCCCTTTACGTGGTTCCGGTTCAGTGATTTATTTTCTATTGCTTGCTTGGTGTGTTTGTCATCAAAGCGAATATCGTGATGGCCTGCCATGAGTTTGTCCTCTTTAGTCAGATCGTTGGGTTTTCATTAAACCAAATGTTTCTAGGGTTCGGGCTCCAATATCAAGTTCCCACCATTTGAAACCGTTTCTATACCGATTTGGGTACTTATGATGGTTGTTGTGCCAACCTTCACCCGGAGCGAGCATGTTCACCCACCAGTTATTGGTACTAGAGTCCGCTGGTCTGAGGTCATAAGTTCGGTATCCAAACATATGACTGATAGCGTTGACGTGGCTATATGCATGAAATGCAAAAACCGCAGGTAGACAATAACCAAATACCATCAATAATGGATCGATCAAGAATAACAATCCCGCCCATGCGAACAGTATCTTGAAGTAGTGTTGTTGGCAGAACCTAACATGAGGGTTCTTCATTAAATCCCGAACCATTCCCTTTGGAATTTCAAATGGGTTCCATAGATGGAAGTACGCTCGCACACCACCAAGGATTTTTGGCGAGTGTGGGTCTTTCTCGGTATCACAATACGCGTGATGTAAACGATGGGTACCAGCCCACCCCATTGGCGTTCCGCCAGTAGCCAAACACCCACTGTAGATCATCAGAACCTCAAACCACTTGTATGTGGTGAAACTCTTGTGGGCGAGATAGCGATGAAAACCAACACTGATACCGATTGATCCGATAACACAGTACCAGAATGCATATCCAGCAGCCCACATCCACCATGACCCATATATGAATGCGGGAATTAATGCAAGGTGATTCAGTATGTGAAGAATTCGTAGTTTGTTTGAAAAGTTTAGCTCAGGCATGGCACCATATCCTCGATAGCATTATAGAAGCAGCCCGTAATAATAACGATACGGGGCTCGTCACTCAGCACCTCAACACAGTGGTTGTATCCGGTATTTTTAAACCATACTTCCCCGGGCTTCATGACCTGTGTTTCGATTACCCCACAGCGTTCAATTTTGAATTCTTGCACCCCTTGTATCATGATGCTTGCACGACACGCATAGTTGGTATTGGTATCGATATGCCAACCGACCGTTCCCTTCGGTGGGGCAATTGCGATGCGTGATCGAAAGTGGGGGTTGACGAATTGATTAATCAACGGCCCGAAACGGGGTTCTTGATAGTTTTGGTATTCCCACTCATCTGGAACTTCGTCTGCGCCCTCGGGGCGATCTCCGGTGGTCTGAAGTAGAAGTTGCCTGTAGGCAGGGAGACTTTGATGAAAAAAATCTTTTAACATACAGGCTTGTGCGATTTCATAAACGTCTGAATTATTAACATCGCTATAATCGTCGGGGTGACTCGCGATTCGCGTCATGACTAATTCCTTTAAGGCAAGGAAGGAAGTTTCGTCATATTCCCCAAGTTGTTGGAAGGTGGGTAACAACTTTCTGTCGGGTCCGTTGTTTCCGTGACACCGTGCTCTCATACGATGTTTATCTTGAAGTGCATATTGGCTCATATTTGTGTTCTCCGCCATAATCACAATATATACCGTCGCAGTATAAGTGTCAAGGCTTTCAGGTATTAATATTTATCAGTAAATACACTGATAACGAGGAGCTTACCATGACCAATATCGACTTACAAGTAGCATTAATGGAATCCGGTCGCATGAATCTCATGCATTTACCGTCGGGAGCCATTTCGTGGTTGTGGGATCGTCCGACAAAACAAATTGATGCTGCCGAGTCCCTAGCGGTCGCAGCCAATGCACACGGCAACCCCGTGGTGGATGCTTCATTGTTAAAAGCTGACCAGAATGTGTTACTGATAAAATGCGAAGGAGGTGAGTCTTTTCGAATATACCCTGATGGCGGCTTTTCCCACAATGATTCACCCATGGATATCGGGGGTTGTTCGTCTGTGCTTCAAGGTATGCAGCAGGATGAGTGCCCAATGGACGACAACGGACACCAAATGCCTATGGATATGCCTATGGATATGCCTATGGATATGCCTATGGATATGCCTATGGATATGCCTATGGATATGCCTATGGTGATGGGTGAGTCCGACGAATTTAAGCCATTCGAATTAACAACATACCGGACGGATGGTGATGTATGGATAACCGGATACAATGATCTGAAGGCTGCTATATCTTTCGGCAAAGGAGAAATGGGTGATGGCGAAACCGTGGGATTTACAGTAACCGCCCCAACCAAAAATGCCTTTTCAAAACCAGAAATGTACCATCAGGAAGGCGAGGTGGCCGAGGATGCCGGTAATGATGAGCACATGGACGCAGAGGCTCCTGAGAGCGGCGTAGCGACGCCCATTGGTATGACCAACCTAGCAGGCGAACCAACCATGGACGAGGCTGACGGGGCTGGTGGTGGCTTCTCAATGGGTTCTGGCTCTGGTGCACCATACGTTGGTGACATGGCAATGGATGCTGACCCAGAACTTGAAAATCTGGTAACATCTCGTGGACTTGGTGAAGCCAGTGTTCATATGTTTCGTAACGAGAGTGACGAAGCCCTGAGCGCCCTCGCTGAAGCATTAGGTATGGATGAGTATGACCCATCGGACGATATGGTAGATGTTGAGAATATCAATCTGGAAGTTTATGACGAATCTACCGATTCATATCAGGAATTTCCTGTCTCCGTTGAGTGGAACGTAGAACCAACTGAATACGAGGGTCAATATCTATTCTACCAAGGTAGTGCGGACGTGGAAAGTATCAACCTAGTTAACCCAATTCGGGTCAACGGGAAGGTATACCGGCAGATGGATGATGAATTGGCGGCTCTTATTTTACAAACGTATAACACGAAAGAGACATCGTTATCGGATTACATTGCTGACCAATATGCTCACAAAATCGACATACCTCAGCACAAGTACCCAGACTCATCACGTAATTAATTAACCTCGACAGGAAGTCCCTGACTGAGGTCGTAATATTTGCCTGACCAAAAACCAAATTGACCCTTCCGAATGCGACCTTTCCACCAGCGGAACTTAACTCCGGCTTCTTCAAATATTCCCAGAACTTCATCATGGTCAGCATCCCATACGGCATCGTCATTGCGTGACATCTTGAATGCCATCTGACCCTCCGCGTGAACGATGATTTCGGAGATTCCCGATTGAATCACCCCACGAGCGCAGGGCGTACATGGTAACCAATTAATGTAGAGTTTGGCACCAAGGCAACTCGTACCCTTGCGTCCTGCGTTGTATATCGCATTACGCTCGGCATGCTCGAAGTATTGATATTTCAGCGGGCGCTGTTGTCTTTCAAGAGTATCCTCGATCCCTCGTGGGTACCCGTTGTAGCCGAAACTGATTGGCGTGTTGTCTTGGTCAGCTATATAACAACCTGAGTGTGTACTTTCGTCGGGGCTGCGATCTGCAACCTCGTAGCACATGTTCATGTACATTTGATCCCACGATGGTCTGTCCATTTCGAATTCCAAGTTTGGTGTATAAACACATATAGTATCGTTTGTGGCACCGGTCAAGTGATTGACAGACCGCCGTGTGGGTGTTATAGTTACGGGATGAATGGAGAAACAAAATGAAAACGATTCCAATAGGACCATCAATAGTGATGATGGTCGGTCCTTCTGGGGCTGGCAAGAGTACATTGATAGAAAGGCACTTCAACTCGCGTGAAGTCATTTCTACCGATGCTCTGCGCGTGGAATTTACCGGCGACAAGCGTCGGCAAGATAAGGACGATGAGGTGCTGGCCGAGGTCAGTCGCCGTGTCGAAGCGAAAATTAATGTCGGGCAGCGCGTTGTTATCGACGCCACCCACGTGCGCGACCAAGATCGTCGCCGCTCACTCGAACTCGGACTGATGCTGGATGTCCCAATAACCTACTTGGTGGTGAACCGGTCGGTTGAATCCAAAATGCAAAAAGCAGGTTGGAGAAAGGACATTTACGTTAAGAAGCTCACTAGCGGAAAACTTGTTAGCCTCATCGAGGCACACGAAGATACCTTCGTAGCCAACGAACACAAAATTCTTGCCGGTGACAGTCAAGGTAAGAAAGTCACGGTTATCGATACTCGCGTGGAAGAGTTCAAAGTCGCCCGCGAACTATCACGGGAAAATCCGGTTGAACAGTTGATATCGAGTGGTTTCAATCGCGTGCGTGTCGTCGCTGACGTGCACGGAAATCTGGAATCATTTCGTAAGGCTATCGACGTACCCGAGGACACCTTCCTGTTGTTTTTGGGAGACCTATTGGACTACGATGTCCGTGGTATCCAGATTGTAGAACGTGTGTACAAAATGGTTCAAGAAGGCCGTGCTATCACTCTTCGTGGTAATCACGAACGGAAGATTGCGAACTGGGTTGTCAAGGAGCGTGGTAACGGTTTCGAAGGGAGTATCACTTCCGGCAACGACTTCACTGTTAATATGGTTAAGGCTATGACGCCAGCGCGTCGTGCTTTGTGGGAACGAAGGTTCCTAGCTCTGGTTGACCTGTCTCCTGATTGGATACAACTGGATCGGTTTCTATTCGTTCACGGTGCAGCACACCGCTCTATTTGGGATGATACATTATTCCGTGCAGAGGAAGAATCGAAGCGTATGGCCATGGCCATGTTCGGTGAGTCCACAGGCAAGACCATCGGCGGTTACCCTGAGCGGTTGTACAACTGGGTTGATGATATTCCCACCCGACACACCGCTGTCGTTGGGCATGCCGTACTGTCAACCGAGGAGCCATTAACCAAAACCAATGACAAGGGTGGTAAGGCTATTTTCCTTGACACTGGTTCCTCGAAGGACATAGATGACTTCGGTCGCGGTCCTGCTGTTCGTGGACACCTGTCATGGATGGAACTGAGCATTGGGGCTTTGTCACGCAATGGCAGCTATGTGGTGTTCGATGCATTTGGTCGGGACTGAAAAACCACACAACCAACGTCGCGTATGGTTTGCATACGCGATGTTGGTTTTAATGAACATCATCGACGTGGTGTTCACCCGCACAGCCCTCTTCGTGAACACCACTGAAGCCAATCCCGTTATGAACCACATGTACCAGAACTTCGGTATATGGGGTATAATTGCCGTGAAGATATTTTTCCTGACATTACTCGGATTCACGATTAAACACCTCCCACAACTACATGCAGGTTACCGAACAGTATTTTATTGCGCAGTTGGAATCTACGGATTACTGGCTGCTTACCACGCATACTGGTTATTCGGAATAGACCCCCGATGGATAAGTAATATACACTTTGGATAATTGGAGAAATTAATTATGCTACGTACAAAATCATCAAGTTGGTTCATTCCATTCTGCTTTGTCGGAGCGTTGATAGGTATAATTCTCACGACCGGTCACTCTCCTGCCGCCCAACTCCGCTACGACACCAGTTCTCAACTGAATTACGGCGAACAATTCCAACGGGTACTCGATGCAATACGTGGCAATAGCGTTAATGCCGAGGCAGTAAAATCAGAGGAAGATTTATTCAATATTGCCGTCGATGCCATTTTGGAAAAAATTGGTGATAAGCACGGAAGATATTTTTCCGCTGAAGAATACCAACGGTTACAAGGCGACCTTCGACCTGCAAATTATACCGGTGTGGGGATTCAAATTGCTCCCGGCGCAGGTGGTGCCATTATTCTCAACATATTTGACAATTCTCCATTGCATAACATGGGCGTTAGAGTAGGTGATTTAATCACCGCTGCTGGTTCTCTGGGTGAACCGATGGTTGAATACGATCCAGAAGACCTGATGGTAATCGTAACCGCAATTAAAGGACGGGCAGGGACGGATGTTATATTAAACACCAGACGTGGAACTCGGAACCTTCCGCCTATTACTGTTCCACGAATACAGACTAGAAATCAATACGTGTATATGAAACGTTCCGAGACCGGAGTTCTCACAATACGAGTGACACAGTTTTCCGGTTCAGTCATCGGTGATATCAAATCTATGCTATCAGATCGAGGGTGGTTAGGTAGAAACGACGTGCTGGATACGAGTATTATCAAAGGTGTGGTTTTGGATTTGCGGGGTAATCCCGGTGGTATATTGGGTCAAGCGGTATACGTTAGTGATTTGTTTCTCCCAAAGGACGTATCAGCAGTTCGCGTCATCGAGCGCCCCGAAGTTGAAGGCGGACCGGCTATGGCGTATAATTACCTAACTGCTGACGAAAGAATGTTCCCTGTTGATATTCCACGAGTAATATTGATAAACGGCGGTTCGGCGTCTGCATCGGAAATCGTTGCCGGAGCAGTACAAACACATGCCGAAGGTCTCATCATGGGTATTAAATCCTACGGTAAAGGTTCGGTGCAAACTGTCATTGATTTGCCCGGAGGAACCGGCATTAAAACCACCTCGGCTATCTACTTTGCGGGTGGCACCATGGAAATCGATGGTATCGGAGTAATGCCTGATGCTGTAGTTCTTCAACCCGACCCTATCGGACTGAGTGCCGACGACAAGAGTTTCAATGGTCACCTTATAAAGATTTCAATGGACCCCGAAATGGATCACCAATTGAATGTGGCTCATACTTACATCAATGCATTTATCAGTGGTGAGCATGTATTGGACGTACCGGAATCACGACAGGCTGCGGAAAACAAAGCACACGGTGCTGAAACCAAACTCATAAACATTTGCGACCAACGGGGACTTCGGGGTTGTCCACCAGTGGATATCACATTATTCGAAAACATTGATCACGGTTCGTTTTTATCAGATACGGATGCTGCGGGTTGGATGTGTTACCCAGACGAAGGAGAAACCGAGTGGGACGACATGTCATTTCTGGATGGCTACGGCATAAGTGATTTATTCAGCCTTTCTTTATCGGGCCAAATGTGTCCAAATGACGAAATAACATTTACGTTGGAATAATGTCGAAGTTCCCAACAATCAAGACAATCGACGACGTACTGCCGTTCGTCAAGCATCACGAAGAGTTCACCGTGACTGAACATCAATGGGGTATATCAATTGATTACCAGACACCAGATGTAACCACGTTCAATACCCCACAGGCGAGAGAATGTCGCGGCATAAAATTCCGCTTGGACGGTAGTCTTCTAGCTCGCCCTTATCACAAGTTCTTCAATATCGGTGGTTCGCGAATGCGCACTGAAGCATTGATTGCGTCAGGGCGCTTCGACAACAAACACACTATCCTCTATATGCCGCATGGCTCGATGATTCACCCAATCGTTCATAATGACACGGTGTTCTTTTGCACCCGCTCGGGGATCACTGACGTAGCTGAGCAAGCACTCAGGTTTGTCACGCCTGTCCACGACTCACAGAACGCCGGACCGTGGTGTACGGATTTCTGCTATGATTTGGCAAAATCAAATCTCACAGCAATTTTTGAATGGTGCCCCCAAGTTGAACCCGTTCAAAAATATCCAGCAAACAGGCTAGTACTGACCGCTATCCGTACAAATCAAACTGGGGAATACCTCAGCTATGACAGCATGCGAGCACTAGCCGGTTCGTACTATATTCCTATGATCGGTTCCTTCGATGGCGACTGGACAGACGTTGCGAAAAATGAAAGTTATGTCATTCGGTGGAATGATGGTATGATGGGTAAACTCAGAAATAATCGCGGAAAATGATATGGATTTAAGCAATTACGGAGAAGATATTTTGACTGCTGATGGGTTGGACGATGCCATAATCGGTGTCGGTACCCGATGTGGTCAACCACCCATTGCAGTGTACGATGTATCGAAGGTGCTTGACATTCTCGTGGATCGCGACGGCATGACATATGAAGAAGCTGAAGAATACTTCGGTTTCAATATCGAAGGAGCGTGGGTCGGGGGACAAACCCCAATCTGGCTTCGCGTACCAGAGCAAGACTAACTCACTAGGAGAAAGAAATGAACTACGACGACCACGAAGATTTTAACAAGCATAGATTACCACATGAAGCAACGAAAGAATTCGCGAATGCTCGTGCCGCAGTGTACGACAACGCCAATGCAGTTTTTGCTGGCGGCACCCGAGATGGTATTGCTGCCCTCGTATTGGGTGGTACACTTTATCTAATAGCTAGTGCCTTACTTCTGTAATGAATACTGATATATTGATGACATCCATATGCATCGTTTTGGCTATGGTGGCGATATATGTGATCCTCATCAGGAAGCATGCATCCAAAGATGAACGTGCCCGCGTCGAACGAACGTTGTATGCATCAGCCGGTGAAATTGTTACGTGCCTGAACGGACATGAGATATGTGAGTTGGCTAAGGATATTTTTGTAGCTGACTTAATCAGTGTTAGTCAGTTCAAAAACTGGCGTCACCAACCACAGCCACAGCCGCATGATCCAATAACACCGTGTATGGTATGTAGAGCGCCCTATGTTAACTCAACTACAGCGTATGGTGGAACACAGTTGCACATCGATGGCGAGTGGAGAACCACCCGCTCTTAAAGTCCTGCGTTGTAATGTGCAAGGATTCGGGCATCGGGTAGCATGTAGTTGTAGATAGCTATGTTATCGTACTGGCCATCCGTCCGCGAAAAACTATCAAACGATGTATAACCAACTCTGAAAAATGTTTGGTTACCACCCCCATTATAACCAGTGGCGTAACCCACAGTATCATATTCTACCCCATCGATCCAGAATGTAATCGTTTTCGCTAATCCGTTCCGTGTGGTAACAATATGATGAACGGTGTTGAGTGATAACTGCGCCGTCGCCGATGTCGTGACTATTGGCGAGCGAACATTGATTTCGTGATAGGCTCCGAGATGACCGGTGGAATTCACCGTTAAACTCCATAAGGCATTGTATTGAGCCTGTGGTAGGTTCGTCTGTGTACCACAGTGCACTATATGGTTCCGATCATTCAATGCACCACTTCCGCCACTAAAAGTATCCAACTTAACCCAACATTCAATGCTCATGTAGCTTATTAACTGCAAGAGATTTTGACCAGTCTGAATCAGGTGCCCTCCATTGTAGGTGGTGGGTGGGACGATATCTGCATTTGCTCCGGGAAAATCATATACTCCTCCCCCATCATTGACCAATCCGGGGAGGCCGTTAGGACCAGCACCGGGAAGAAGAGGTGGTGAAGGATTACCAGAAGTGAGCCGTGCATCAAATCCTGTACTCCGCTCGTGACCGGTCACTTGAGCTATGAATGCATTAGGTCCAGAATCAGTCGTAAATGTACCGCCAATGCCCCACGCATCGTTCAATTCGTAAAAGACGACAGGATTATCAGCAAGCACCTCGTCAGAAGCCGAGATCGTAGGCTGATTGACCATATGCGCTGTGATGCCCGCGTGCATTATACAGGCACCAAGTTGCCGAACAATGTCCAAGTAGTGGTGGTCACTTTAAGAGCCGTTGCTACTGCATATTGCCCGTTCAATACTAGAGTTAAGTTTGCATTAACATTTAGCGTATCGGTGTCTATTGCTACCGTTGTTGCTCCCGCTCCCAGTTGTTGAAAATGGATTTCTGTTCCTATAGGATATGCAACAGAAGCATTGGATGGAAGTGTCACTGTGTTTGCACCTGCATTGTCCATTGTAACCATTTTACCAGAGTGTCCCAATGTAAACGCACCGGGTCCATATGACACTCCTGTTTGTATTTCGAATTCAAGTTTTGCGTCTATACCACCATTCACAACTAGCGTAGACCCATCCCATGTGAAGTTCGGGTCACCTTCGAGTGTTCCGTCACCGGTCCATACACCGATCTGATTATTAACAGGGGTGCCTACCTTTATTACATCACCAGCACCCGCTACAGTCTGCCATGTTGCAGTGGTTGCACTAGTGGCTACTAGAGTCTGTCCAATTGTTGGGGGTATTGCGGCGTCTACATTTACGTCTGCACCAGTAGTGGCTAGGTCGGAAGCTGCACCGACATCCTGCCATGTTGCAGTGGTTGCACTAGTGGCTATTAGAAACTGTCCGATTGTTGGGGGTGCGGCGAGGTCTATGTTTACGTCTGCACCACTCGTGGCTAGGTCGGAAGCCGCAGCGCCACTAGCTGTGAGATCGATACCATTCCAAGTAATAGTACCGCCATCGTTATATAATTTGTCTGTTGTAACAGTTGGGGCTGTTTGGGAAGGAATAACAATAGCACCGGAAGAACCACCACCAGCACCAGCGCCCGGGGTTAGTGTCACGTTACCACCAGCCGCTATTCCGAGTGCATCACCAGCAGTCACGTTAACGTCACCACCGACACCACTCAATTGCGGTAGACCGCCGAGGATGTTAACGTCACCACCACCACCAGTACCAGTACCACCAGCACCACCGATAACAGACGCAGCACCACCAGCACCGTTGGAAGTATCACCTTCACCACCGGTTATGGAGATCGCACCACCAGTATTTGCGGCACCAACGCCAGCACCGGCAGTCAATGAAATTGGGGCACCGTCGGCGGCAACAGAAGCACCGGGGTTGATTATTACTTCACCACCAATACCTGTTGTGGAGTCACCACCAGTAATCGCAACTGCACCACCAGCGGCGGCAGTACCAACACCACCTGTAATGGATACGCTACCACCAACATTACCAGTACCAGAATCACCAGCACCGATGGACACAAGTCCACCCAGTCCGATTGCAGCATCACCAGCAGCAAGAACAACACTACCACCAATACCAGCAGCAGCACCACCAGCACCAGCAGTCAAGCCGATATCACCGCCGTTACCATTGGTACCACCATCACCGGTTACGAAGTTCATAGTACCACCAGCGGCGGCTATGTTGCCGTCACCAGTTGTGACCGTGAACCCGACACCAGTATTACCGGCATTGCCAGTAGGGGTTTCGATATCGAATCCCGCAGTGGACCAATTGAGAACAGAAGCGGGCACAACATAGGTGCCAGAGTTATCACCCATGGTGAATGCGATAATGTTATCATCGACACCCGTGAAGTTTTCGACATAAATTTGGGTGTTGAGATCGGCGTCTTCTAGTTTGGACAGTACGACACCACTAACACCAGCTAGGATAGCCCAACCACCACTGTATATTTCGAAGTCACCAAAGTCAGTGTTGTACCGCATCATGCCATTGGTTGGTGAGGCAGGGCGTTGAGCCGTGCCACCAACTGGGATGGTCATCGAGGTAGTCCCGGGCAATTCAACGAGAGTTTCACCCGAGGCTGCAATAGTAGGCCAGAGTGTATCTCTCCAGTGGTTTTCTTGTGTCATGATTCATTCCTGTCAATGCTGTAGTATTTACTCATACTTAACACGTTAGCAAGATTAGGCATTTGCCAGAATACCAAAACAAACACGAGCCAATGTAGAACCCGTATCAGGGGTGGTGTATGTCATTATGAGTTCATCACCTGCGCTAAGGACTAGTGGACCGAGAGCCGCCACGACACCAGTAAGTGATCCGATGGCGAATGTTATCGTTCCTATTGACGTACCGGGAGCAGTACCACCGGGTGATGCAACATGGAGATCGAATGTCGCCGGAGAAACCGAGGCCGTTGTCAGGGCATCACAATAAGCAAAATGTCCACCGGTTCCCAAAGTAATAGTTCGTGGAATCGCCCAACGATGCACGTTTAGACCGGGAGTGGCAGCTACGAGCGAACTTCCCAAATATGCATTCAGATCATATGGGTGTAGTGCGGCAGCAATTTCGGTATCAACATAATTCATGGTGGCAGCGTCTTGCGCTATTACGGGATCAAGTACGTTACCGATTGCAAAGGCACCAGCGTTGATAGCACCAGTCATGGTACCACCAGCCAGTGCTAGGAATGGACCAATAGCAGCAATTCCATCATCAACGTATTTCTTGTTCGGCATATCATTATTAGCCAGAACCAGAGCTTCGTAAGATGCCGTTGATGTGGACAATGTACCATCGTCCTCAACCGTGAATCGTGTTGCACCACCAGTAGCCATGTTGATAGCACCATGAGGGCTACCTGTACCAGCCGTCAGAGTGATATCGCCAGCAGGAACACCAGTAGCATTGGCAGTAGATATATTGAAGGCACCAGAGCCACCAGCACCAGAACCAGTGATCGCACTGATATCACCACCAAATTCTCCACCGCCACCACCGCCGTCACCTGCGATAATAGCCAAATCACCACCATCACCAGACCCACTACCAGCACCGGATGTAATGGTTAAGGCACCACCAACATCACCATTACCACCAGCACCAGCATTCAAAAGCAATGCACCACCTACGCCGGATGTTGTGCCACCGGCACCAGCGGTTACATCGATAGCACCACCAGCGGCTATGCCAAGTGAATCACCAGCAGTAATGTTAACATCACCACCAACACCACTCAGTTGCGGCACGCCACCGAGGATGTTAACATCACCACCATCACCAGTACCAGTACCACCAGCACCACCACTAATAGAGACAGTACCACCAGTACCAGCCGAAGCATCACCTTCACCACCGGTTACGGAAATTGCACCACCAGAGTTTGCCGCACCAACACCAGCACCCGCGACTAAGCTAATAGGAGCACCATCCGCAGCAACCGATGCCCCGGTAATAATATTGATCTCGCCGCCAATCCCTGATGTGGAAGCACCACCAATTAAGTTTATAGCCCCACCAGTATTTGTGGCACCAAGACCAGCCGTAATCGTTACATCACTACCGGGGTTGCCACCGCCAGAATCACCAGCCGAGATAAAAACAGGTCCACCAATACCAGCGGTACCATTACCAGCAGCAAACAGTAGACTACCACCGTTACCGAAGGAAGCACCACCTGCACCAGCGATTATATTAATAGGACCACCAGTAGTGTTAGTTCCGCCACCACCAGTTGTGATATTGATAGCACCACCAGCGAAGGCTGCATCACCTGCACCAGTTGTTACCGTGAATCCGACACCAGCGTTCGAGGAAGCACCGGAGGGGGTTGTGATTCCGAATCCACTCGTTGACCAGTTAAGTACCGAAGCAGGCATGGTATAGGTGCCAGAATTATCACCCATTGTGAATGCGATAATGTTATCATCGACACCCGTGAAATTTTCAACGTAGATTTCGGTGTTGAGGTCGCCGTCTTCTAGTTTGGACAGGGTAACACCAGCAAGAGTAGCCAAGATAGCCCATACACCATTATACGCTTCAAAGTCGCCGAGGTCGGTGTTGAACCGCATCATGCCGTTGGCTGGTGAAGCAGGGCGTTCAGACGTGTCGCCGACTGGGATAAGTGTAGCAGTGGTTCCGGGCAAATCTACGAGGGTTTCACCCGACGCGTAAATGGTAGGCCAGAGTGTATCTTTCCAATGGTCTTGTTGTGTCATGGTCCGTTCCTGTCAATGTACTACTTATTTACGCGATACTTGACACCAAACGGGATTGGGTATATAAATAAGATTACAGTTGCTTGAGCGAACCTTGGACGCTCTGCGGACGCGGGTTCGAATCCCGCCACCTCCACCACTATGGGGGTGCACCGGTTTCGACGTGGTGATGAAAGACAAGTAGTGAGACTGTCGGGTAAGATATCCCCGAAAAGATTCAATTAAACTATCAGCAAACGATAGCTTCTATGATGGAGAGTACGCTCTCGCTGCGTAAGCAGGAGGCAGATTCTCAAGCGGTCTAAACAACCGACACATCCGAGGTGTAATGAGCCTTGTTACCAAAGTACTAGAGAAGGGCAGTTGGCGTTGACCGTGAATACGGACCACTGCCCTTCTCGTTTTCTACCCCTCCGAAACTCCTAAAATGATAAGTACTAATGTGAAAAAATTTACACAGGAGATTCAGTGATGGCTCAAGTCAGTTATGCCACACGTAGGAAGATTCGTATCATCGAAAAGGAACTGGGAGCCGACTGGGAAACTCAGCATGCCGGTAAATCGATTGACGCGATCTACAACATCGTTATGGGTGACTTCCGCAAAAATCTATTTTGCAAAGTAGACCCAGAGACCAAAACAAAATTAGATGAAATGGTCGAATATAATGACATGCAAATGTCATCTTTAGTTGAAAAACTCGTCCGTGAGGAGTATGATAGGTATACACATGATCGAGATGCACGTGCCGACCATCTAGCATCTCAATTTGCCTAATTAATCCGATTCGGAGTTTGGCCTATGAAAGAAACAGCCCCCTGCCCATGGTGTGATGATGGAGGAAGGCCGTTTCTTTACCTTTCTCGTAAGCCGTTCATGTCATACGCTATGCAATGTAATGTTTGCTTTTCTCGCGGTCCTCATGTTATTATCAAAGAACGCGACCCCCGTCTGAAAATGAAGGACAGGGAGAAACTTGTCAAACAAGCTCAAGACGAGGCTACCGAGAAATGGAACGAGTTATATGAGAAATCCGGCTAGAATGCACACCATCATGGGACTGTTGGCTCAGCTATGGGGAAAGAATCCCGACATGAGATTAGTTCAACTCTGCTACTACGTAGAAGCCGAAAGTGCCAAGCGTTGCGGAGCCGAACCCCGCTCTGATATTTTCTACCTTGACGATGATGACTTTCTGGAGCAACTTCAGATTATCCTTGAGAAAGAAATCAAACCAGTTGACCCGTTCTTCATTTAAGTCTATATTCCGGCAATGGAACAACTAATAGATTTAATGTATCTCGACGAGCTTGACCCATCTGGGGTCATCTACCCAACCGAAGTGGTCGCTCGTGCCGTTCAAGAAATCGAGAAACGTATCAACAAGACCGACGGAATTCTCGGCGAATGCAGTATACCCGTAGGAACCGATTTCTATGCAACCCCTGATATTAGATATCAATCCATTGATATGGGTCGGGTCAGTCATATTGTTCGGCACGTATGGATAGAGAAGAACAGGCTAAAGTGCAAAGTGAAGTTGTTAGGGCAGTATGCCCAAATCCGCGAGTTAATGCCAGTCGCGTTCGAAGGAATTCCGCGAGCCATTGGTGCAATCGAGGGCAGCGGTAAGGAAAAGGTGTGTACAGAGTACACCCTTATTACGGTAGACCTAGCAATGACGGAGCTTGAATAATGAGTTTAATGATGAATGATAAAAATCAATTTGTATTTCCGACTGAGGTGATTAATGATCTAGAAATCCTTGCCAGAGACCGATGTGTGGTGAAACGGGATGGCGGAGTTTCTAATCGGCGTATTGATGCCAACAGAACAGATTTTGATGTAGATTATCTGGGTGTACAAGCTGAATATTGTTTCTCTATTTTATTTGATGTTGATATGCATCATGAGGTAGGTGCCCTGTCCGGCGACTCTGGAAAACATGATTATGTAATTGATGGAGTTACTTTCGGAGTTAAAGGTGCCTTCGCGAATGCAAAATATCTACTTGTGCCAAAGCACCAGTACCCAGTGAGTGCGGACGTGTTGGTTATGTTCCGGCATGTCTCAAAAAGAATGATGGTTTGTCATGGATATACTACTGGTGACAACTTCATGGAACATCACATATGGAAAGATTTAGGATATGGAAGTGATGCTGTTATGCACGTATCAAAGTTGAACCCAATCAGTGAACTTATTGATTAGGTGTAAATATGCCTATCTATGAATACGAATGTAAGGCTTGTGATAAGCGTTCTGAGTTTATCCAAAAGTTCGATTCCGCCCCCAAACGGAAATGCCCACGGTGCGGCGAACTAAAACTCAAAAAGGTGATTTCCCGTAGTTCCTTTCAGTTGAAAGGGTCTGGGTGGTATGAGACCGATTTTAAGAATAAGTCTGGAGGTTCAGATAATGAAAAACACTAAAGATACCGTGATGAACATGATCGCGGAACAAATGGGGATGCCCGTAGACGCTATAGAAACCACCCACAGAATGGTTGATGATTTGGGAGCAGATTCGCTTCACGTCGTCGAGCTAATCATGGGATTGGAAGAAGAGTTCGAAATCGAAGTAGATGATGATGAATTCGACAAATGCACTACTGTCCAACAAATAATTGATTATGTGAGCCTTGACTCCTGATCAGTTAGGTTATATGTTGATAGGATAGTAATAGAGGCAAACCCTAATGCGCTGGTGGATTCCCGTATCCAAAATCTGTAAGTTCCTTTCGTGGACAACCGAAGAGGATGGTATAACACATCAACACGGTTTGTACCGGCTCATAACCGACAGGGAGATGAGCGAGCCGTATCTACATCGGTATTATCTCCTGAGCACCAGATGGTTGAAGCACTGGTTCCCAAAACTCTCCTACCGACTAGTGTTGCACAAGTGTGTGCGATCCGATGCTGATGGTCTCCATGATCACCCATGGGCTTGGAAGTCGAAAATACTCGACGGCGGTTATTGGGAATCCATCCCACGCTTATCAGAGGCAGACCCCGATTTCGAAACCTCAAGGGAGACCGCGAGGGTGTGGCGTGATCCGAAGGATGGATGGCGCAAAGGAAGTGCACTCGCGTACCATCGGCTCGAATTGCCCCATGAAGGTGCAGAATCATGGTCTCTATTTCTAATGGGGCCGAAGGAAAAGGATTGGGGATTTCAAGATCGCCACGGTGTTTGGGTTCAGTGGGAAGAATACATTCACAACCGGCACCTATATCTATAATGACCAAGATCACATTACTGCAATTGGAGGTCGTCGAGTATGAAGATGCGGCTGATCTAGAGCGGCTTATTAAATTTCATAGGGACATGCTGTCTAAGGCAATCGACGACCTGAAGAACCCGAAGACCGATGCCATTATAAGCGCCGTTGCTTATAATCTGGTACATCTGATGCGAGAGCTACAGAAAAACAAACGGCAACGGGCTAAGCTGCTAGTACTCGACGGTGGCAAAAAAGACTAGACAAATCCGAAAACTTTATGTTAGACTTCTCTTACATTTTGAATCAAATTATAAGAGGATGTATACATGTCATCAGACGCTAGCGACGAAGATATTGCACGTGCCAAAGCGGAGACAGAGTTTCTAGTCACGCCTTCCCAATTATATCAAACACTGGAACACTGCCTTTCCGCAGTCACCCCAGAAGGACAACCCAAAGAACAAGCGAACGTGATGGTATGGGGTGCCATGGGTATCGGTAAGACCGATGTCTGTCGTACTCTCGGCGTGCCATGGGGCATGCGCATAGTTTCCCTCCACCTTCCACAGTACGACCCTACTGACCTAAAAGGCATTCCGATATTTCTTGATGACAAGGGCAACACTCTTGCTGAAACGGATTCCAAAGGTAAGGTTCGCTGGATACCTTCCAGTTATCTCCCACAATTCATCAACCGTATTATTGATGAAGAATGCACCGAAGCAACCTTCGTATTTGATTGGCCAGATGCCGAGCAAATCATGGTTCACCTTTATTCGCCTGATGGTAAGATTATTTGCCGTGCGAATGATCAGATGCAGGGCGATCTTGGTTTGGACAAATACACGGTTGATATCGATTCCATTAAGGGAACTGTAATGGTACGTGGTGACCTCCAGAAGGGAGCCCGAATCCACGTCATCGACAAAGCCATCATCTTCCTTGATGAGCTTTCCGCCGCCGTACCTGAAGTACAGAACGCTGCTCTCCAGTTGGTACTGGACAAGCGTGTCGGTGAATATGACGTTCCTCCTTTTACTCCGCTGATTGCCGCTGGTAATCGTGAATCGGATCAGGCTTTCGTAAGCCCGATGTCCATGCCCCTGTGTAACAGGTTCATGCACCTTCGCCTCATTCACTCTGTGGAAGACTGGATGGACTGGGCTGTCATCAAACGCATCGATCCTTCAATCCTTGGTTACATCCAGTGGAAGAAGCATCACCTGTTTCATTTCGAGCCCGACACTATCACCGAGGGTGATTGTGGTTTCCCCACACCTCGTTCGTGGGCTAAGCTCAGTGAGCAAATGAAAGGAATGGACGGATTACCAGAGTCGATTCAGGCTGCAATCATTACTGGTTACATCGGTAAGGCTATCGGTCAGCAGTTCATCGAACACCGAAAGATAGCACATAAGCTGCCTTCTACGGACGAAATTCTTCAGGGTAAGGAACCCGATATCCCTGACGACTTGAATGTTGGAGCCAAGTACCACCTTGCCTTGGGTCTGTGCTATGCACTTGCTGATTACCATGCCAAGTACTTCGACGAAGAACTCGGTAATGATGCGGAGTTCCAATGCAAAGAATGGCAGACAGCAGCCAACTCGTTCTGCAACTTCATCCACGATAATTTAGGTAAGGAGATGACGGTACTGTGTGTACACGTTGCCTCCCGTCATTTGGATATTTCATTCGTGAAATTCCGAAGCCCTAAGTTTACAGCCTTCGCCAAGAAGTATCGGAACATCATCCGCAGGACTATCTAACATGCAATTGCATGAATTCGATGCGACTATCCTCGGAATAGCCGAGAGTGAGGAACAGTCTAACAAGTTTGTTCCTCCTCCGCGACGGTTCCGTAAGGATGAGTTCGCCGACGAGGATGCTTACAATGATCTCATCGTTGCCAAATCTCAGCTTCTTAAAGAATTCCCGTTTTGGGGAATTCTTGGGCTGACGGTGGTATTGGTCGAGCGTCCCGATGACGAATTACCAACGCTTGCCACTGATGGTATGCACATTTTCTACAACGCGAATTTCACAAAAAAACTCACAAAGGGTGAACGTGTTTTCGCCATAGCCCACGAACTGTTTCATGGTCTATACGATCACGCTGGCAACAACAGCCGCTTCGAACATTATACCGGTATCAATATGAAACGGTTGTTCGAAGAGGGCGATCAGGAAAAGATAAAAGAAGGGATGAGGCTGAAAATGCTTTGGAACTTTGCCGCCGACTTTATAGTTAATGGCGGACTGGTCGAAGCCCACGTTGGTGAATTCATCAAGACAATCAATATCCTTTACGATGACGAATATCTTGGTTGGGCGGTCGAAGATGTTTACGATGACCTCCTGAAGAATCCTGAAAAGATTCCACAGGACGCACAGTGCCTAGACGAACACATCGAAGTTGAGGTTGTGTCTGACGAGGAAGCTGCCAAGGCCAAGGAAGAAGGGAAAGACGGCGAAGGCAACAGATTCGTCATGGGAGAATCCGAATACGAGAAATTGAAATACGAGTGGAAAGAAACCATGATCTCTGCCGCTGCTGCTCAGAAGGAACACGAGCAACGCGAATCGACTGCTGCCGGTTGTATCCCTACAGCCATTCAACGCCTTATAGACGAACTGGCGAAGCCGAAGGTGAACTGGAGGCAGGCATTGCGCCGTGCGGTCCAACGAATCATCCACCGACGGTATTCGTACAAGTCTCCAAACAAGGGGCTCTTCAGTCGTGGCATCACAATCCCGGGTTTCCGTGATTCTGTAAACAAGCTGGATGTTGCTATCTTCGTCGATACCTCTGGTTCCGTTAGTGAGGCACAGTTAACCGCATTTATTTCCGAATTCAAAGGCATGATGGACGCATTCCCGCGTTACAAAATCCACGCTCACTGTTTCGACGGTGCTGTCTGTGAAGAGAGTATTGTCAAGCTGGAGAAAAGCCATGGGCAAGATGGTTGGGACCACATCCGTAAATTCATTAATCGTATTTCCGGTGGTGGTGGTACAGACTTCCAATGCAACTGGGATTACCTCAAGGAACACAATATTAAGCCACGCATGATCATCATGTTGACGGACGGTTATCCGTGCGGTGGTTGGGGTGACCCCCGATGGGCTCCTACCATATTCTTCATGATGGGGAATGGTAGATCAATCAAGGCACCGTTCGGAGCAACGATTCATTACGAAGACTTCCAATGATCGATGTCCAATCCCTATTTCCTGAACTGGAAGGTTCCATTGTAACCTTCACTGGTGAGACAATCACGGTCATGGTGCGTCACCGCGACACCCTTAGCTTTGAACTGAAGAAAGCAATGAGCCACCGAACGAAATGTCCGATGCATTTCATGATTCAGACAAAAACTGAATTCAAGCAAGAATGGTGGATGGACGGTTCTATATACAACCCCTTCGGTGCTGCCATACAAACCATCACCAATACGGATTATTTGGAACATCATTATAACAAGGCTGGTCAATTGGCTTGTGAGTATGGTCCGGCGAAAATAGAACACCGTTACGGAAAACATTACAGGGAAGAATGGCGCAATTTGAAAGGACAACCCCACCGCGATGGTGGACCGGCATTAACCGAAGTGGAATATTACTCCCCACCAGTTTCGGGGAAAGCGGAGATCACTCAGCGGGTATTCACGTGGTGCCAGCGCGGGGAGCCATCGAATGGCGACTCATGGGCGGATCAGATTGATCTCTCGGGGACAGAAACGATTAAGAAAACGCCAGACGGATTCATACGAACGTTGGAGATGACAGAACGTCAACTAACGTGGTACCAAGATGGGCAGAAACACCGAACCGACGGACCAGCGGGCATAATTTTCCACGACTTCAAAGAAATTGAGAAAGGTGGGAAAATTAGATGGACGTGGGGTAGTTGGGACATGGATTGGTGCATTAAGGGAAAGATTATACCAACCGGAAAAATACTGAAGTGGGCTAAAGCAGCCTCGATTAAAATGTGGAACGAGCCTTGTTACGACAAGTCTGTGTTCCGAAACCCTGAAGATGAATTTCATTTCATCACTGACTTTGCGGAGTAAAATTATGAACGTACAAGATTTCACGGTAACCGAACGTGTTGATGGCGAACGGCGAGCGTGTACCGATGGTTTGCGAATTAACATGACTAAGGAGTATGCCGAATCATTGCTAATCATTTTGAAAACGGAACTATTGGACAAAACCAAACACGAAGTGGATATCTGTCTATTTGGTGAGATAGCGCTTGACTACTAACACGCCAGAAGTGGCGAATTAAGTCCAAATAAGGCGATAATTCGCCAACTAAGGCGAGTTAACCGAACTGCTTTTTGGCTGCACTGGCAATCTCGCCAGAGTGAAATGGCAGAACACGTAGAACACGATTAAGGTGCTTGCACGTTATTCCTCGCTCACTAGGATTACGCTCACGCGGATATCGCTCTTCAGGATAGATCGCAGCATCTAGTACCGTACACATGTACTGGTAACCCCAATACAGGAACGACGGACACGTACAATGCATCTTGATGTTTCCCGCCCACAGCAACATACGAGCACGTTCTGAGAAATTCAAATCTGGGTCTGATGCTATTTCCTCCCAGTCTTCAAATTGAATGCTGTTGGTGTAGCGGATACGATTGCTCTCGCTGTTTGAAGAGTTGACGTGGAAGTTCATTACATCGTCTGGCTGGAATCCAACAAACCTAATACCGGTTAGTTCATCTGCTCTGATTTTCTGACTCAAGAAACTACCATCAACCAACGAGCCGATTTCCTTATAAGTGGCTTCGTTCAGGGTAGCGACTGTTCGCATCGGGACACTAATGTAGGGACTGTGTTGCTGGCACACCGCAGAGTGCCGAGTGTAGTCAACATTTTCTACGATGGTATTAGAACCATGGTATCCCCATTGTCCCCGTAGTACTGGTCGGTTCTGTAACTTCGATACCTGCATGATTAATCTACCGACAAGATGAATGAGTTAGCACGGTTCATCCAACCTTTGCGGAACTTCTCCTGCGTTGGGTTGTTAGCGATGATCTTCTCATAGAATGCCTTGCGCTCCTCGACCATGGCGTTCTGAAAATATGGACCCATTGCGTCTTGAGCCTTCTTGGCAGCGTCACGAGTCATCGGCCCCATGCCACCATCGACACCAAGAGTTCCGAAGCCAGCCTTATTTATGGTCTTCTGGAGAATCTTCACAGCGCGACCCGGTCCGTGATTGACAGCCATGTCAAATACGAATACCTGTGGGTGTGGGAACACGAGCCAATCAATCTTCGGCTTCTTTAGGTAACGTGTATCATAGATGTCCCGAGCTTCATCCTCGGTGAGGTTCTTCACGTCATCCACCGAAACGGGGTGACCGCGCCATTCAGTCAAGGTCTGCTGTGTCACACCCAGATTGGTCGCCCCACCTTTGTCTGCGGGATCGTTGACGAATCCACCCTCATGTTTTAAAATAATGTTCTTAATTGGGTCATCGTATACATTACTCATGATATTTCCTTGAATTGATTGGGAGTTATGTCTATATTTACGTCGATAAGCACTGGAACCGAAATTTCATTAAGAAAAAAGAATGTTGGCTCTCAGGTTCATGTTGAGAACTAAGTCACACTTTAGAATTTGATCCAAGTCGGCATTCAATGTATATTGAACTCGTGTCTGAAGTTAGACGTAATAAAAGCCACGAACAATACCGTTCGTAGTTGTAACAAATTAGGAGCATTAAAATGCGCAAGGTAATCATCTCAATCTTTGCAGCCCTCACACTAGCAGCAACCGGTGTTTTGGCTGATCCCCCTCATAACGTAACTCATTATACCAGTAGCAACGACGGCGGACTCATTCAGGGTTCATCCGTTACCGCTGGTTCCATCAGTGGTGCAACTACGGTAGGTACTGGCTTCGCTGGTACATACGGCATCTCTATCATGAGTGCCGGAACAACTGGCAAATTCAAAACGGGCGAGTCTCTTAGCCTCATCCAAGGTACTTCTTGGGTTGCTGGTCACTCCGAGTCTGGTACTCTGGTAGAAGGCGCAGGTGCCGCTGGTTCTATTGCTGGTGGTGAAGCTGACGCCGGTTTTGGTGGTGCAGGATACTTCGCTGAAGGTTCTCATCAACATCGCTGCCACCACGGTTGCGGTCCCCGTATCAATCGAGAGACTACACAGGTAGGCGACGCTTGGGCATTTGGTGGAGCATCTGGTTCCTCATGGGCTGCTTCTGGTAGCATCGGTGACGGAGAAGGTCTGTCTGTACAGGGCTTCGAAGCATACGGTGAAGCCAAAGCTAAGTCCAAAATCACCAACGACGGTGGCGAGTACACTGCTATTACTAACGTGAAGACTGCTTCTGGCGCTCTGTCATACACCATCGAAGAAGGTAAAGCGATTGGTCAGACACACGCTGTCGGTTGGGGATTTGCGGGTGCCGATGTATGGCGGGTACACGAAGACGACTAAGTCTTAGTATCCAGAAACACGGGGTCTGAACCTAGACCCCTCGTTTTCAACAACAACTTCCCGAAAGGAGAAAACTCAATGAAAATCATGCTGATTTCAGCACCGGTTCTGGCTGGCAACAACAATGCTACTGCGACTGCTACAACCAGTGCGTCTTCCCAACAGGGAAACACGCAGGGTATTACTACAACCAACCACGGTTCCGACCTCAGCGACGCTGTTCCTGCTGTTGTGGCTCCCTCGTTGACAACCACACTGTCTGAAACCTGTATGGGTTCCACCAGCATGGGTGTCGCAGGTGCCGGTTTCGGTATCTCTTTTGGTTCCACATGGAAAGACGAGGCATGTGTTCGCCGTCTGGACTCCCGTGAGCTTCGCAGCTTCGGTTCAGGTCTGGCTCCAAACGATGCCATCCTTTTCCACTTCGCTGCTAAAGAGCGTATGTGTGCCGACAAGAAGATTCGTGCTGCCTTCGAACGCGTCTACATGATGACTGACCGCAAAGATGCCCTTTGCCAGTCAACATCTGACGAGCAAGTTAAAGCTGCCCACGAACGTGCTGCTGCACAGGCTGCTGGCCTTGAAGTTAGCAACGACATTTACTACGTCGAAGACCAACGTTCTGACAAGCAGATCGCGATGGACAAGCGTAATGCTCGTCAAGTGCAATGGGAAGACCGCAGGTAAACATTGACATTCGTGTCATTGAAAAAGGGGACATTCGTGTCCCCTTTTTATTTGGGTTGCAAAAAATAGTAATGCGAGTTATATTCTCTGAATGAAATATAATATTAGAGAAATGAGTTGGTTCAAGAGACGCGCCCCCACCAAAGACCCTATTCCGGTCGAAGTGCTTGAGGTAGAAGACCTTCAACTGATCCATAATCACCCTACCAACTTGCTAGTCAAGTTTCGGTTCTATCACCGTGATGGTACTGAAACGTATGAAACGCACGAACTGGGCGGTAGGGTTCATCAGAACGCAATCAAGAAAGATCGGTGGACATTGAACGGTCTGAATCCTAACGGACTGAGTGCTCTCATCGACTTAGAGGAAGAAGAATGAAATTCGATCTCATCAGTGACTTTCACGTTGAAATGAACGTGGCACACCAAACAACCCGTATTTACGAAGAGGGTGATCCGATCCACTATGCGTGGCACAATGACCGCAAGAATGATTTGCTGGTCATGGCTGGAGATTCTGCAAACTCTCACGAGTTCGCTCGTGACGTGATCGTGGAGGCATCGAAATACTACAAGCATGTGTTGTTCGTGGACGGCAACCATGAACACTACAGCAACTATCAGAACGGTCGAACTGTGATGTGGGATATGGAATGGTTCAACAGACAGTTCAATTGGAATGACAAGGTTGTAGACAATGTGACCTACTTGGATGGTGATCACACCTACAAGATAGGTAGAACACTGTTCATAGGCGTCAACGGTTGGTACAACTTCACGTTCACCCGTGGAGCGCACTTTAAAGAGCAGTGGAGGGCATGGCAGAACCATAGCAATGATCCGGTGTGCATACGCTTCGGTAAAAAGAACAAGCCGCACAAGCTCGCTGAGCGCCATATGAACCTACTGAAGAATCACGTCATTGCTGCACAGGATGACGACACCATTGACGAAATAGTAGTGATCACTCATACGTTGCCAATCGAGTCAGCGTTCGGACAGTTCGGTATGCCGTCGCATCCGTTCTATCCACTGAACGGTGCCTACGGTAACGAGTTGATGTGTGGTGTGTGGTTAGCCGACGAAGCCAAGAAGATAAAGGTCTGGTGCTTCGGTCACACTCACGAGCAACGAGACTACTTCGAGAATGACATCCATTTCATGTGTAACCCTCGTGGTTACCGTGCAGAAAAGAAGTGGCACGGTCTAGGGTTCGAGGGTATCAAGGAAATCGACACCACTGACATCCACATCCGGTCTGCCTTCGGTGAAGTTGAGGACTGAAATTTCTTGACAAAGTTCTACCCGTCCTGTATTATGTGGGAATATTGATACAGGACGGAGTAGCGCATGAAAAATAAAACACTCAAAATGATTGGTCGCCGCAAGGCAGGTTCTTGGGGTCGCACTGGTTCCAAACAACTGAAGCGCATTGCTTCCAAAGCCTCACGCCGTGCCGGAAAAGTTTCGTAATGGAAACCATCGGAACCTTCAACGGAACGAAAATCGACTACCGCTTCGAATACACCGAAGCGCGTAAATTCATGGGTCAAAAAGGCACCGACATGGATCAACTCACCAGTACGGTTGCCCACCTTTACCTTCAGTGTCCTGAAGACATGCGTGTAGCGTATCAAGCCCTTCTTCAAGAAATCACACGCCGTAAAGAGATGCTTGATTTGATGTCTCTGCTTGATGTTGACATTCCGAGGAAGACAGCATGAGTGTCCGTAGCGAAGCTGCCGATCAGATTGCTATCAAGCTGACTGACCTCGGTCTCAACGAAGTTTACGGATGTATCGCTGGACTGCGAGGTCGTTTCTATGACATCACTTTCTGCAAGGCTCGTGTCACCGACGGGGCGATCCACTATTACAGTGATAAATTCATACAAGTCAAATGGCAGACCGGTATCCGGTCAATGCAGCGCAATGGTAGTGCTGTTTTTGATACCACCGAGAATGCACTCGAATTCGTAAGATTGGCTTTCGCCGAATGCGATACCGAAGCTGCATTCAAGGTTCCCCAAAGGGAGAATAAAGCATGACCGAAATCGAAATCCAACCCAAACAGAAATTGTATAAGACTGCATTCAGTCCGCTGTTTGACGTTTTCGTCAGCATCACCCACGCACATCAGGACGTAGACGCTCGGTGGATTTACACTTGCCAGTCGTCGTACAACACCGAGGCGATCCTAACCGACCACCTCTTCCGCGAAGAAGAACTCGAAAGGCTCTGCTTGTGAAAGAACTCGCAACACTTATGGAGTTCTGGGAACTCATTGTCATCTTTTTATTGTTCGGCGCATACTGTGCCAACCTATTCAAGATGCAACGCTGGTTCCCTTGGGGCGGGTGGTAATCATGTTTTTGTCCATCGAAACCCATGTGAAATTCTATAAACTCACCCTTCTCGACGGTTCCGTGCGAATAGTTCGCAGGGACGTTTACTGGGATACTGGGTTTAAGTCGCAGGAAGAAATCGACCTCATCAATCAAATTGAAACCCAATTAGAAAATCATTGTATTCCGTCAATGCTTGACTTTCTTGAAGAAAGTCTGTAAGATTGTCGGAATTGAGAGATTGGAGAGATATATGACTGATAACAGCAAATACGTAACAGTGACCGAAGCCGACATGCGTTCCATGATGGAAAGCGAATGTGGCTTTGAGCAAATTCGTCTCAAAGGTACCTACGAAATTGTGTTTCAACGTCAAGTCGAATCAGCAAGGGGCGTCAAGTTTCCATATGCGGTTCGCGTATACTCTTCCGTTGCCAATGGCACCACCCGCGATGTTGGCGAAGACGCCATCCGCGTCGTACTCATTAACACCGAAACCGACCGTCCTATGAAGATCATGGGCGAAGGTCGCAAGAACCGCAGCAAGAAGTCCAAGGCGGGATCGCGCATCAATCGTACTGCACCAACTGGCATCCCCACTGAAGAACGCGTAGCGGGTCTTCTGGGGCGGCTCAGAGACCGTTGTAGGGATTACTTCTACCACATTGTGGCTAACCCCTGTCCGAAGTGTGGTAGCGCCCTGTCGCTGCGTCACGCTAACGGCAACGACTTCTACGGTTGCACCAATTTCCCAGAGTGTAAGCACACTCAATCAGAGGTGAAGACCCGTGATAGTTAAACTGAACCCATATCTGGTCGCCAAACAGAATCTCAATCGTGTTGACATTGCACGACTGGTTGTCCTTCACGCATATAAGGATTGGGTTTTCGCCCGAGCACATACCGGTGGCGACACGCAGAAACTACTGAAGGAACTGCGAAGAATTGAATTTGCAATGCAGGCGGTATGGAAATTCGACCGCGACGAATCCCGACACACTTGGAAATATCTAATGCCGAATACCACGGTTAACGAGCATAGATCGAGCCAGTGGGTGAAGGACTATTTGCGTGCGATGCGTGGTCACACGCTACGGTACCCAGTATGACCGAGAAATGCATCAATTGTGGTCTAGACGATACTGAGGTAGAATTGGAACCCATGCCCTGTTGTGGCGAATACGTATGTTGGGATGACTGTCTTCAGTGGGAACCAACCAAATGCCCGAAATGCAACAAAGGTATCGAGGTCACCTTGAAAGACCCCGTAACGAAAGAATCCTATGTAATACCAACATGGGTAAGAGAGGTATCAACATGAGAAACGCAATCCAAAATATTATTTCACTGATCCGTGCAAACCCCGAGTATGCAAAAGTAGCAATCACACTTGATGCGTGCATCGGTCTGGTATTCGGTCTGTTCGCCTACGTCTGCCTGAATGCAGCCAACATCGAGCTTACCAATATCCTTGTACTGGGATTCGCATCAGCAATTGCGCTTGTCGCCATCGGCATTGCAGGGTATACTGTCCTCTACAACACCGGTTATGACTTCACCGACGACGAAGTCGAGTATGAGGAAGACTAGTGATAGAAAGTTTCAAACGTTGGAGTAGAGCAAGGCTGCGGAGGAAACTCCGCGCCAAGTCGGCACGGTATAAAGCCGTGTGGGCGAACAAGCCGGATGAAGATATCATCCATGCACATAAGGATGCCATGGGTTGGATTATTCTAGAACGTCCGGGAAAATACACAAGCGGATATAAGTCGCTCGGTTCTGTTACCAGAAGTTGCCGACGCCGGTTGAAGAAATATATTTTACCTGAAATGAAAAAGCGAGGAATCGATGAACGAGAATACACCCTGCACGACTTCGTCTGAAGTCATCTACGTTGCCAATCCGTACACTGGAACTTCCTTCGAGCGCAACCAACGGTTCCTCGCAGTGGAGAAATACACAGCACATCTGATCCGCGAGGGCAAGACAGCAGTCTCCCCGATTGTGCACTGTCATGTACTGGCATTCCGTCATGGCTTACCTCACGATTTCGCTTTCTGGCAACATTACTGCCTGAACCTATTATTTGTTTGTGACGAGATGCATGTTCTGTGTTTGGACGGATGGGAAGACTCGGTTGGTGTACTGGGAGAAACCACCGAGGCGGAAGACCTCAATATTTCAATCACCTACATCGACCCCGAAACATACGAGGCTATTCCCCGTGGATGAAAATATCCAAGCACACCTGAAGTCACTACACCCTGATACATTTGCAGGATGGGATGGGTTCGAGATTAATATGAGAGTGCGTAAACGCGGAGACAAAGAGGACATGCTCGTCACTTTGCTCAACAAGCACCCCACCTTTATAGCTGATATTCATGCAACATTCCTGATAGTCGAAGCAGGAGACGGTAGTGATATCATCCGCGTCGGCAAACACGAACTTGCTGATGAATACAACAGCGTCTACATACCGGAGTTCGCAAAATGATGCGCCTACCCGAAGACATCGCAGAAAGAATCTATGACGTACTGGTTGCACATACCGGTGCGCCGGAACAATACCGTCACTCCTTCGTTTATACGTACAGTGATAACAGAGACGAACTCTCGTACAAACCAACAGAGTTCCGCGTCTGCTCTAAATGGGGCATGGCGGGAAAATTCTGGTGGGCTAACAACAAATTCTATGTCAGCGGACGATCACGTTGTGAATGCTCCACTGACCGCGACTACGAAATGGAAGCTGCGGAGTGTGAGGAAGTGAACAAACTACTGGCACCCATCTATGCAGAATTCGAACAACTGGAGAACAGCCATGACTGACCGAATTAATGGAGTATTTGTCACCCTAGATAAGGACATCCGCATTGACGATGCAGAGCATCTTCTGAACGCCATTCGGATGGTAAAGGGTGTTGCGGACGTATCACCAAACATCAGTGATCCCAACGTACACGTCGCCAGAGTAACTGCCAAAATAGAAATAACGAACAAGTTATTTGAAGTTTTGCGGGAGTACTAACTGACAACGGTACGCTCGGTTGCGCTCTAACGGTAAATATGAGAGCAACCATTCGGAGATCGTTGGAAGATGAGCCTAGCAAAAGAATTGCTCCAAAAAGTCCATGAAGCCAAGCAGGCTGAAGACGAAATGAGCATACCCACATATGATGACCTAAAGACGCCGAACAATCACGTCGCAAATTCATCCAATGCCACCAAAGAACGTAAAGTTACCGGTCTTGGTGACAGGGTAGAAAAGAAGCCTACGGCTGATATCGGTACCCCTCATAACGAGAAGGGCCGCAAGATGTCCGAAGGTGAAAACCCTATGCAGGCTCTCGGCATTCGAATTGACCACGAGGGTGGATTGGTCCACTTCAGTCATCCGGGCAACCCCGAGCAAGTTTACACCATTGAGTACAACAACGAATTCCGTAGTTTTTTGAATAAAACACTCCAACGCCATAAAGATGCTGCTCAGGTTTTCGATCTATTGCACATGTGGTATGAAGAAGGTGAAGGTAACGACCCTCAGAACATGACTGGTCTCAACGCCAGCAAGGGATTACCGCCAGCACCACCAACGCGTAACCCTCATGAACCGGGACCGTCGCCCATGAGAGAAGCTGCAAATCCGATTGTTCAAGCCCTTAATATGCACGCCGATGGACGCAACATACGTTTGACCAGTCCTGATGGTACTGTTGGTATGATATTTCCGACATCTCCGGTAATCCAGAAAGCTATCAACGGTTATATCACTAGTCCTGATGCCCGTGCAAACACCCAAGCTGCCGCTGAACGTCTTTTCAAGATGTTAGGCAACAAGGTTCCCGGCGTTAAATCAGCCGAACCAGAAGCCGTTCAGGGTGCTGGACAACAGCAAAGCTATTCACAATCTGCTGGTGGCGGCATCGATACTTCTGGTATGTCTTTGACGCCGATGGAAAGCAAAGGACACAAGACTGCTGACGGCGAGATGAACAAGCCAACAATCAAGGCTGGTGTTCCTGCGAAATCCGCCAAGGTACGCGGTAAGCAAAACGACGAGCCAAAGAACAAAGGCAACCCCGGTTCCAGTAAGGAAGAAAAGGGTCAGGAAAAGAAGCAGTTCACCGTTAGCCCGAAAGACTACAAGGGCGGCGAGAACGAGCACAAGTCCATGAAGAAGATGCATGAGAATGTCAGGCAGCTTGAATCCCTATTAGGACGACGCCTCGACAAGGTAAGAGAGGCTTACGGTGATCGCGACGGCGACCAATACATTCCGGGTCATCCCGACTTTCAGCAGCAGAAGAAGCCCCGCTCGGCAAGGCGGTTGGTGTCTTTTCTTGACAAGTTCTTGCAACCGGAAGGTAATAGTAATGGCGAAAAGTCATTTGCGGCTGGAAATCCGCGATTGGTAATGAAAGGGGATCATGCGGTCCTCGATCTCTCTCATCGTGGTGATGGTAATTCTCCAGAGGGTATGTCTGCCGCGACTCATTCTGTTGCGCGACAATTATCGAAGGGCGGATTCCGCGTACAGCAAGGCGATGCTCCAGCGTACCTAATGATCGCGGTAGACGGATAGACGCGAGCAGGTAAAAAGGTTAGGATATAAGAATGAAACTTCTGGAATTCTTTAGAACCATTCGGGAGAATGACTCTAACGGTACCGGAAAGTTCGTTGGAGCAAGACTAACCCGAGAATCAGAGCGCGACATCACCCGATGGATGCGCGATAACGGGTTACGTAAGAAAGAACCACGCGCCCGCATGCACATCACCGTCGTTGGTGATAAGGAACATGACTTCGATTGGAATCCCGCTACATTCAAACCACCACTCGAAATCGACCCCGCTTCGTACAAGATAGAAAAATTCGATCACGGTTCCATCGTGCTGTCATTCTCCGTCCCTGAACTTGAGAAGCGACACGAACAGGCAGTCGAGGATTATGCCATCCAGTGGGATTTCCCTACGTATCAGCCACACATCACATTAAGCTACGACCCAACCGACCTGAATGATGTTGAGCGACTGCTGACACCAACGTTCCCGATGTATGTTTCGCATGAGTACGAACAACCATGGTCGTTTACCGAATCAGACACAGCGTCAGAGCGTCGCCGTAGCGCACGACTGGACGAAGCCTTCCTAGCTGAACGAAACCTGATGAATGCTCCACTGGCCAAAAAGTGGGCTGGTCATGCTGCCGAGACTCTGTTTGGTTCTGAAGTTGGTGCTGCATTGTTACCGATGGGTCTCGCTGATCCCGCACTGAAGTGGGCACATCGTGCACTCGCACGATACTTCGTTAATGATATGCCCGCATCACGGCTCCTCTCCTTTACTTCGGGGGATGATAACGGAACGTGGCGACCACCGGCAACCGACTTCAATCAACAAGGAATCGAAGGTCATGGTGAAATTATTACACCACAAGATGCGGCTTATGGCATCACCAGTGGACACCAAGGTCTCCGATCCATTACGGTTCCTCCTTGGGTTCCGGCTACATTGGAACGGGGTGATGAATTATATTTCTTGGATCAGCGGGGAGTAAACCATCTTGTTAATAGCAGCATGTTCGGTGCCGTCAAAGACTGGTTCCGTTACTTGGCGAACAACCACCCAGAAAAATTAAAGACCGGAGCCCTGAACCGATTGAGTTGGGAAGAGGCTGTGGAATCTGCTGTTGAGTGGCATCAGGCTATGCGAGCGGCAGAAACTAGCGACGACGAAGAAAATGAAAATCACCGCGTGATGTACATCGATTACGGCAATGGTATTGCGTGGTGGAAACTAATTGGCGAAACCTGCCTCACCCGTGAAGGTAAACTGATGGGTCATTGTGTTGCCGATTACGTGCACGACGTGGAAAGTGGTCATTCAGTTATTCTGTCATTGCGAGATGAGAAAAATAATCCCCATGTAACAGTAGAACTTAATGATATTGCCTATACCAAAGATGCTCCCAAGGCTGGTTATATCATCAACCAAGTGAAGGGAAAGGAAAACAAACCACCAGTTGAGAAGTACTGGAAATATGTTGACGCACTGATAAAGAAACTCGATGCTGATGGGCTTGAACTTTCCGCCAGTGGCGAAGGTCCATATGACTTATCCGAATGTGAAATCGAAATAATTGGTCCCCTGTTGGTCAGAATATCACCTCCGCTTCATAACATAACATCACAATTCCATCTAATTCAGCAACATGCTGATGGAAGTCAAAAAGATGTAATGGAAGGAAGTAAAGGAACTGATTTGTTTGTAGTATTTCATACATTAAGAACAACATATAATATCTTTCCAACCGGCGAAGCCGAACAATACTTAAAGTGGTTGCTACTCAGGGACGGTGAATGGGAAATTGATACGGAAACCATCCCAGACGTTAGAGGTGAATATGATTTTGTACCTACCCATATAAATATAAAGGTACCCAAGATCGAATATGAAGTCCTTGCTGGTAATCCAAAGGATTTCAAATACGACCTCAAACACGAAATCGCGGTGCATCTAAATGAGGAGTAATTACTAATGCCAGCAGCATGTAGAATAGGAGACTCAGTTTCTTGTGGCGATACAGTGGCTCAAGGAAGTCCCGACGTTTTTGTAAATGGTATTCCGTGGACACGTGTCGGAGTTGACAAGACTGCTGGTCACTGTTGGAGTCCAACTACGCTAATCAGCGGAGCATCTACCGTGTTTGTTAACGGAAGTAATGCTGGTTTTGCCGGTAGCCCAATTTTCCACGGCGGTTGTCCAGACACCTCTCCTCATGGAGGCACAGTTACGGTGGGCTCACCGGACGTGTTTGCAGGCTAATGAGTTGCCAACCATCGTACACCTACCGACCAACTGATAGACCAGCGCCCTCGATATCGAATGCTCTCATCTATACCGAACACCGAAGCCGGTTGTTCGCCAGTGGTACGTTCTTCCGAAGCATCGAACAGGGTACCAGTCAAAACGATATATCACTCGAAGCTATTGTAACTGAAATAAACCCACCGCTTGAGTTTGAAGTTACGTTCAACGTGTACATCCTCGGTGTATTGCAGGAAACGTTTGTAACACCACAGACAGTAAACATCGTTCTTCCATCCGGTCCTAACACTTGTTCTGGTGGAATAAGCGCATTGCGTGCTGCTGTCAATGATGGTACCACCGGTAGCAACATCATTGAAATGCCAGCCCGAAATTATGATGTTTTCGATCCCGTCCCAAATGCCGATCCCGATAACAATTGCGTAACTGCATTCGGTCCGATCAATCCGGCTGGTGGTTCTGGACCGCCATCCGGTGCTAATCAGTCATTCCTTGATGCGTTATTCACTGGAACAGAACGGTCAATAATCATTATCGCTACCACCGAGAACGATACTGGCAAATCAGTCGATCCCAGTATCCTTCGTAGGATACAGCAGTGGGACGGCACACAGTGGATTCAATATGCCAACGTGGCACAGGGTTCCTGCCCTATTGACGGACCACCCGCTTAATTCTCTTTTATAATACGCTTGACTTTCCTGAAGAAAGTCTGTAAGATGGCGGAATTAGATAGGAGAATACTTATGAGCACAGAAATTTCAAAAATCAATGACAAAGAACATGTATCAGTACCCGTGAACGTTCTTCAAGCCCTTATCTGGAACTGCGAATTGGCTGTCTCTGGTATGGGTAAAGGCGAAGAACTGGTTGCCGATCAGTGCCGCATACTTCAACGCCACATCTCGGATGCGGCTGGCGTACCAATGCCGGAAGATGTATTCTCATTTGATGAATTCGAGAACGTCGAGTTTGTTGACTTCGGAAAGAAGGCAAAAAACCATGGCTAAGACAAAACAAGTCGAAACCCAATACGTCCGTCTGGACGGTGGTCAGTTCACGGTGGCACAGACGCGTGGACAGTTCTATGGAGCCACCTGCAAACGCCGCACCGTAAGCGACCGCGAATGGGTTGCGATGGTGCGTGACACTATCGAGGTCGAGCGTAGAATCCTTGAGGAGATGAACATAGTCTTCGAAACGGACATCACTGTACGATGAAACGTAAAGTCAAACTCACTGGTGATTGCTTCGACTCCGCCTTCAATATGTTCATGGCGGACACCAGTGGTCGCATGGTTTTGGTTCACGGTCTCCCCACTGGGAGAGGTGGACAAGCTGCCACAGTAGGAACCTATCCCCATGCATGGATCGAATACCCCGATACCAATCAGGTCTATGATACGGTCGCTGACGTGACCATCGACAAGGACCGATATTATCTACTGGGTAACATCCAATTCACCAAGCGCTATGACAGGGAAGCCGTCAACCGCATGCTTCACAAGTACGGTCAAGACACCATAGTGTGGAGCCGAATACTAAAGCAACGGGCTAAGAAGATATCCAAGATGCGAATTTAGATTTGGAATTTCTTGACAAAAGTCTGAGACCCCTATAAGCTACACGTATTAATTGAGAGGAATACATATGGAAACTCACATCGAAAATGCCTACCTCGTTCACATCGAACTCCACGTCGGTAACGATACCCGTCATTTACATCAGGTCATCTATGCTCCCAACAGAGCAGAAGCAGAAACGGTGACGGCTAACATCAAACCCGATTATCGTGGTAACGACGATCCTTCTTACCAACTGCAAGTCAAAGGCGGTCCGTTCAAGCTGACTGAAAACCTTTGGATGCTGGAAGAATACTAAATGATTGACGATACTATAACACGTGATTTGATGCGCATAGTTAACGACCGTGACGTTAATCAGCGACACCGGAATGTTGTCCGCAGAGCAGTAGATGTTATCGCTCAGCTTGAGGGTGGTGAAGCCTACGACCCTGACAAAACCGATTTCAAGGCTAACTTCGAATCTATGGAAGAGCGTGAAGAAGCGCGATTACAACTGCTGGAGATAGAATTATGAATTATATTGGCGTAGCAATCCTGTGTGTTATTGCCGCAGGCATTGGATGGTTCTTTGGATTAATGCAAGGGCTCCTTAAGATGAGGGTTCATTATGATGCTGTCAAGCACAAGTACGAGTTACTGCGCACAGACCATCAGGCAGTGCTGAACAAAGTCGGGAATTTATATCACGAAATAGTAGACCCGCATCTTAATGAAGAGGGTTCACATCATGATTGATTTCAAAAGAGAAGTGGTTTCGAAAGTTTACGATCTCGAATTTACACCCGAGCAGGCAGCACACATCAGTGATCTGGATGTTCAGATTATTTGGAATACGAGTCATGAGGACTTCTACACTTTAGAAAATCAATTACTTCGGATAACTGGGGTGCGTGTGGATTACGACAGGCACAACATGCATCACGGCATGACAATTCAACTCAACACGGTTGACGATACCGATGAAGCGTGGGAACAGATCAACAAAACAATTGAAACGTTCTTGGCAACCCCGCTCGCAATTGAGCCCGCCGAAGAAGTGTAATCGTAAGTAGATTTGACATAGTGCCCTATTAGGTACTATTATTAAAGAAAGAGGACGATGCGATGAATAACGAAAAATTAAATTTCCAAGAACCGCCGCCTGAAGGGGCGAAGGGTCTTGACGCGCACAGAGTGTTGGTGTTGAACGCCGACTACCGTCCGTTCTCTTATTACCCATTATCCACTGCCCACTGGCAGCAAGTAATGTTCTTACTCGTTAAGGGCATGACTACCGGTGTGAAACGCTTCCACATCGTTGAAGAATATGAGGATGTTTACGTGCATGGTGGTATCAACAAGGATGGTGAGCAGTCACAAGTACGGTTGCCATCTGTTGTTGCCCACATGCAGTACCTCAAGCCACCAGTGAAGGTACCGATGACAAAGTTCAACGTATTCTTGCGTGACAACTTCACCTGTCAGTATAGCGGGCAGAAGTGTACGCCAGCCCAGTTGTCGTGGGATCACGTTATTCCGCGTGCTGATGGTGGTGGTACTTCGTGGGAGAACATCGTTTCGGCTGAGCAGAAGATCAACGAACTGAAGGACGACATGTCCGTCAGGGAGTTCGAGAAGCGACACGGTTACAAGTTGCGTGCAATGCCGAAAGCCCCAACGTGGGGTGAGCTTTACGAAAAGGGCAAGCATTACCCACCACGGTACCTCCACGAAACGTGGCAGGACTACCTGTACTGGGACACCGAGTTGGAAGACTAATGACCCCCTTACTCGGAAGCCAATTAAGGAAGGCAAAGTGGCCGCTGATTCTGTCAGCGGTCATTTTATTCTGTTCCGCGTTGGGGTTTATTCTAAATTCGCGAATACAGAATGCCCCCGATGAGCCCGTAGTTACGATTGAGCCCGAAGTGCCGGTAGTTCAATTACCCGACGAATGGCTTTACGTTACCACCAACAGTGTGCTATTATTCCCTGTTGTAAGTGATAAGTGTAGAATTAAGTATGCCCTCATGCAAGTACATAAGGGTACCAAAGTTTTAGTGATAGCCCGACAAGGCGAATGGGTCGAAGTCGAGCAAAATGACCAAACAGCACTACATACACACGGCTGTATTCACGAAAGTATGTTAGAGAAAAGAGATGATTAAAATTTATTCAACAGCGTTCTGTGGTTTTTGCACAAAGGCAAAAGAACTACTAGACGAAATGAACATTCCGTATGAAGACATCAACATCTACGAAGATGCTGATGCCATGGAAGTCATGCGCGAGATGGAATTTACTACGGTTCCACAAATCCTAGTCGAAGACATGTGGATTGGTGGTTACGTTGAATTAACAGAGATGCAAGAGGCCGGTGCCCTCGCCCACCTTATCGAAGGATAAACAACCACACCGTGATCGGTACTGGTTGATATGTCGCAACGGAGAGCCCTTCGCACTGCTGTACTGGGATACTAATGTTCATGCCTGTGCACCCTCAACACCCGAGACTGACAAATTGCTCAAATTGGATAAAACCGATTTCGAAACGCAGTTAGCATTCGAGACGTATCCGGTTATGACGATGGATGATTATGTGGAGTCTATGTGTGGAATGAGTGAAGACGAGCTACGCGAAGGTGCGACATTGCACTACGGAAATACGCTCACGGTTGATCTATTTTAGAAGCATTACGCGCTAGGACTCGAACCTAGAATACCTTGGTCCTGACGGACCAGCCGGATATTTTTGTCATTTATACAATGACGTGTCTACCAGTTCCACCACACGCTGCATTGAAATAACTCGATATGGTGGGTCGCTCATCGCCACATGTCGGGGAAGGTCATCAACTAGCATGTAAAACTTTACCAACGACCCGAACGCATCATCTAGTATCGCCTATGCCTTAACTTGCATAGAACATATCGAATTGGTGCCCCAAGAGGGGATCGAACCCTCACGCCCTTTCGGACAATAGATTTTGAATCTACCGCGTCTACCTGATTCCGCCACAGGGGCAATTGGTACGGATAAGAGGAGTCGAACCTCCACGCCCTTTCGAGCACAACGACCTCAACGTTGCGTGTCTACCATTCCACCACATCCGCATAGTGTAATTCTATTTATAACTCCAGTTGGTCAGGAAGTCAAGTTATGATATTCACTGGGCAGTGAATAATGCTCTACGGTCGAATAAGTTGACAGTTATTTTTAAGTGTGATACGTTTAAGCCTATGAATCATGATGTGGGTGGAAGACCAGCCCGATACCGTCGGTTGACCTTTCAATTGCAGTCACCGCCCGCATCAACTTATTACGGTAGCTTGGAAGACCGATGGCGCACAGTCGTTTAGACCCTTCGATCAATGTCACCAAGCCGCCAATTTATCAGAGGTAGTTGGAAGACCTGAAAATTTTTGTCGCGTGACCCTCTCGTGAATGTCACCAACTACCTCAACTTATTACGATGCGTGCGAAAGACCTCGTAAACCAAGTTGTATGACCAATGGCAAATAGTCATCGCTTGCATCAATTTATTACGGTAGCTCGGAAGACCAGTGTTGTAGTGTCGAATGACCTCTTCAAGATCGTCACCGAGCTATCAACTTATTAAGGTAGTTGGAAGACCCTATTGGTGTAGTCAAATGACCGGATACGTTTAGTCGCCGACTACCTTTACCAAATCGGCACGTGCTGATAAGCCGGTGGACTAATCCACCATCATATTGTTCATTGGGAACAGGAGTATGAAGATGGAAAACAATACAATCACGACCGTCAATGATCTCATCCGCATCGCGGATGATAATCATCCCACAGACACCAATGCCGCTGTAGCTGCTGTCATCAAAGCGATGAAGAAACACAAGCAAAAAGATGACATGCAGGAGTTGCTTATCTCCGCAGGAATCAAGTTGCTTCTGAACGGCATTCGTTCCGAGAACAAATTCAAACCCTCACCTGTTGACGGGGTCACCACATTCGAGAGCCATAAAAACAAGTCCGACACCAAAGGCCACAGCACCATCCGCCGTGCCACTCTTAAAACCACAGAACAGCGTGAAGGTACACGTAATGACATCATCGAGACCATACTCGATGAGGTTTATGGCTCCAACGGATACCGCATGAGCATCGGAAATGCAACCAAGCCGGTACTCCGCCACTGGGCTAAAATCGAAGGCAAGCAGGCGATTGGTCATACCCGCAACTATGATTTGTTCACTGCCATCGCAGATAGACTGCCCGATGACACCACCAAGGTTGTTGAGTCACTGGACGCTGACGACGTACTGTCTATCAAGTGTAAGACTCATGCAGTCGCCAAGGGTGAAACTCATGCAGCCGCGTAGCCAAACGGTGGAGACGCTTAAGAAGATGTGTCACTTTCGACGTGTCCATCTTCGACAGCGCAACGCTCTTGTCCTTTGTATTCAAGGCTTGATACGTTCAGAACTGGGCTTTCGATCCATCGGTCCAAATGATGAAACCGCCACGGAAAAGAAAGCACGGGAAAAGGTGAACAAGGAAGCCAAGACTCGTGGTGATAGAATTATTTCATCATTGAATGGTAAGAAGCTCGCCAAACCACTAGTCGATATCGACCAGAGCATTTATGAGTATATGCTCATCAACTGCAAAGGAATACTCGATGGTATCGATATCATGAATTCTGACCTGAAGTCTAAGGACAAGGCCATCGAGAAGAAAGCCAAAGAGTTGCCAGAGTGTGAATGGTGGACTAGCCATAAGGGTCTGTCAGCTAAAGGTCTTGGTTTGCTAACAGGTGACGCTGGTGATATCGCCCGCTTCGACAAGGAGTCGCAACTATGGAAGCGCATGGGTATGGCAGTTATCGATGGTAAGCGTCAACGACGTGTGGCTGGCAATGCTGCGAAGGCAATCGAGCATGGATACAACTCCGACAATCGCGCCACCATGTTCACCATCGTGTCCAGTCTCAACATGGAACGCAACAAGGAATGCTACGCTGACCATCCGTGGTTCAACCTAGCTCGTGATTACAAGGAACGTAAACTGGCTGAAGGTGATAGACCATGCATTGCCGAAGCACGCGCCAACCGTAGAATGGGAAAGCGAATACTCCGTGATCTCTACTTGCAGGTACATGCATGAAGTAACCTGATGCGAGAGGAAGACCTATCTCGACTAGTCGTATGACCGTCCAGCCGCCGTCACCTCTCGCGTCAATTTATTCCGGTAGCACGGAAGACCAATCGATAAATGTCGAATGACCTTGTGAACTTTGTCGCCGAGCTACCAATTTACCCGATGACTTGGAAGACCCGTAGAGCATAGTCGAATGACCACAGTTCGCCAGTCCCAAGTCATCAACTTATTTCGGTAGCTCGAAAGACCTTATGAGGCGAGTCAAATGACCCATACTGAGCAGTCATCGAGCTACCAACTTACCCGCGTGCTTCGAGTGCTGCCTTCAGAATCTCCATAGAACGCTCGTAGCGCCGTTTAAGGCTGCTAGTGACACCTTCACGCATGTTGGACATGTTATCGGCTAGCTTGACCTTCAGAGCGCCCACAGGGGCTTTCCGAGCCATGTTCTCTATGCGCTCGATGTAGGTTCCAGAGAAATTATTCTTGTCCATCCATTGGATGACCTCGATCACTGTTGGACTGTATCCCAACTGCTGTAAGTCTTGGATGGTGTAGTCGGTATCCTCGGTAACGTCGTGCAACAGGGCGGCTAGCTGTTCGTCAGCGGTGCCGTTGAATAGGGATGCCACGGTGGCGGCTACCTGAACAGGGTGCTTCCAGTATTCTTCACCCTGCTTATCGGTTTGACCTTCATGGGCTTTCTGAATGAAGCGGACGGTATCTTCGAAGGTTGGGGACATTATGGGCGTCGCGGTCCACCGGCTTTTTCTTGCTCGGCGCTTTGAAATTTCTGTTGCTGTTGGTTTTGCTGCTGTTGTTGCATCGGCTGCTCGACCTTCTCTTTATGAAACTCACCGAGTGCTTTATTCCGATTCGCAATAAGACCTAGAACTCCCTTACGATGCGAGGGCGAGAGAGTACGAGCAAGGACACGACCAAGGTTACTAAGAAACTGCGTCTCGCTTTTCAGCAGAGTATCGAGGTCTTCGTATGGTGACATATCGGTAGCTTCTGCTTCAGTGAGCAAACCGGCACGCCGTTTGATGTCTTCAATTTCCTTGTCCATAGGGGTATTTATCATGATTGATATTTCTTGACAAAAGTTCAATAACCTGCTAAGGTACGCGTATTGGCTAGGAAAGTCAAATGCAAATGCCACGGATTAGCACAAAGCGAGATGGAGAGAAATATGAATAAAACTTTAACCCCTAATGATGTCCGAGAGCTTACCGGTACCGGTGGCGAATTCTTCCGTATTGGATTCAACAAACGCCCCAAGCCTCTCGGCAAACGCGCACTAGCTGCGGGTCAGGTACAGCCTACTAAAGGTGAGTACCGTGAGATGACTTGCCGCTTTGGCGTCCAGAAAGACCTGTCTGACGGCCCGAAGGGCGGTAAGAAGGCTTACGACTTCGACGAGAAGAACGTTCTCGGCGTATGGATTCCCGAGCAGGATCGCCGTGAAGACGGTAAGGACAAAGGCTACCGCGTTGTTCCTTGTGAGAACGTTACGGTTCTCAAGGCTCACGGTAAGGTCTGGTCTGTTGAGAGCGGCGTACTCGTCGAGCAAGACCAATGAGTCCCGAAAGACGAAAGATTTTTGATGACCGCGTTCTGGAAGTAACCGGAAAGCCCGCGAGCGAATTTGATCCTCGATGGGATGCACTGGAAATTCTGGGCTTGCCGGTACTCCAAGAAGACGGTACCGTCGAATGGCAAATGCCGAATACTGATGGCAGGGTGTTCCATTGAACGCCGTCATCGACGCCGTTGCGAAACTCCCAAAGTGGGCGTTGATTATAATCATGGCAGCGCCCGCTTACATCGCCTTTGGCTACATGGCGTACAATAAGGAACCAACCAAGCAAGTTATTGTTGGTCACAACGAAGTCGCCGTAGTGATCGACCCAGACTTAACGAACTGCGAAGAACGCGGAATCGTTAGTGAAGTCGCTTCTGGTTGTGTCTTAAATCGCATGCTCACCTCTGGAATCCACGGGATACCGGAATCGCATCGTGTAGAAGTTTACACATTGGAAGTTCTGAACTTCGAATTTCGAATAAATTCGGCGATAGTAAAGGACGTGGGGGTGACGCAATGAATGCCTTTGAAAAAATCAAAAAACTAGACGACGCGACGGAAGCCGCGAAGGATTCTGTTCAGACTGTACACGAAACCACATTCGAAGCAATCCTGATATCCGAAGGAATGAAAGCCTTCGTCTTATGGGCGAACGCATTCCCCAAACGCCATCTTCGATTCGTCTCTGGTATGGGAACATCCACTTTTGCATGTCCCTCCATAGACAACAGTTGCTTTCTCACGGACATTGATGATTATTGTGAAGGTGTTATAACATGTGGATATTCTGCGAAGGTGGGGGAAATGATTAAGCCAATAATCGACTTTTACAAATTGTTCTGGAGCAGTGACATGTACCTGTACCCTGCCATGCACGACTTCCTTTACAATCCGGTAACGCGCACGGTCGAGTACCATGACCAAATAATCTACTTGGACAAATAATGAACGACGCCTATATTGTTGGCTACATCGATACGAACGGTGAGCTACAACATTTCAAATTCGACTTCCATGATTTGCCCCTCGGGTCAGGTATCCGTGCTGCACGATGCGACGAATTCGACAGGCTCAAGGAAGCGTTCAGGGGACAGGGAATAAAGTTCGGATGCTGGACACTCGAAGACTGGGCGCGAGGTTGGGGTAGAGCCTCACTCCTGAAACCCAAAGCGAACTTCGCCAAAGGGGTAGGATAAGGAAATAAATTCAAACCTCCTTGACATCCCACCAGAAAATAGTATATAGTATACGTAGATCACAACATCTAGCACACTATGTGGTGTAATCATCGGAAAGGATTCGAGACCTGAATGATGATGGCGTAGATGGTAAGCACTTCGGTAACACTTACCAACGCTAATGATGGGCAAATCGGGGACCGACCCTGACAAGTTAGTGATCAACTTGGATGAATTGAGTAGTGTGGTGTGCTTCAGCCGGTTGTAACCCGGTACCCTTATAGGGTTGTAGGTTCGATTCCTACTTCATCCACCAAACACCGAAAGCTCCTGTAATGGGGCTTTTTTTGTGCTTGACACAAAGCTCATATCCTGTTAAAATCGTCTGATTAGAAATAGGAGAGAGCCTATGCAACCATATGAAGTAATCAGCCTCCTCGAAGGCACATCAAGCAAGACCGAAAAAGAAGCCATTGTAACTCAGGCGTTCCACGCTGGTAGTTTTGATTTCTTCCGTGGTGCTCAACTCGCATACGACAAGAAGGTGACCTTTGGTACCAAGACTGTCCCCGATCACAAAACCCTCCCCGTCCTCGATACGTCTTTGACGTTCGACGATTTTACTATCCTCACCGATATGATGCGTAAGCGTCACGTTACCGGTGGTGATGCTGTTACGGCGATGGAAGTTACTGCTGAACATTGTGACGAACTGATGTGGGAAGGTTTCTACAAGCGTGTCCTGATGAAGGACTTGCGTTGTGGTGTAACTGAATCCACTATCAACAAGGCTCTGAAAGTCATCGCCAAGACCGACGTGACTGCGAAGGACTACTTGATTCCAGTACACACCTGTCAGCTTGCTTATGACTGTAATCAAAAGCCAAAATTCATGACAGGCAAAAAGACCCTTGACCTGAAACTCGATGGAGTTCGTATCAACGCCGAATGTGACATTGATACTAAGGAAGTCATTCTGAAATCCCGCAATGGTCTTACCAAAGAAAACTTTCCGCACATCAACAAACTGTTGGAAGAAAAACTGATTCCGCATCTGACCCGCAGTGTTATGATTGATGGCGAAATGACTGCCAAAGATTTCAAAGCCATCATGTCGCAACTGAATCGTAAAAGCAATGTCAAGACTGCCGACATGCACTTTGCCATTTTCGACTGCGTTCCGCTGGATGACTTCCGCAGCGGTAAATGTGATCTGGCCCAAGAAGAACGCGACAAGGCTTCTAAGTGGGCTGTCCGTACCGTGAATGACCCTCATATGTTTTACATCGAAAAAGAGATAGTCGATCTTGATACTCCTGAAGGTCTGGAACGCGTTGATGAATTTCACGAGGATGCCACACTTGCTGGTTTCGAGGGGACTATGATTAAAGACCCCAAGGCACCTTACACCACCAAACGTTCCACCGCATGGCTGAAGAAGAAGCCGTGGGTTACGGTAGACCTTCAAATCATCGAGTGTAAACTTGGTAATGACGGTAAGAAATATCAAAACACCCTCGGTCGCATTGACTGTGCCGGTTACGACCACGAACAGGAGAAATTCATTCGTGTAGATGTCGGAGAAGGCACCAAAGGATCAATGCCCGACAAGATGCGTGATTTGCTTTGGTCAATCCGTCATCTCCTTCCGGGGCTTACGATTGAGGTTCTGGCTCACGAGGTATCCGAGAATAAGGATGGCGAATACAGTTTGCGCCACTCGCGGATAGTGAACTTTCGTCCCGACAAGGACGGAACCGATGAATACCGCGAGAGCCTTGCGATGATCAAATCCGAATTGGGTATTTCATTGGCGGAGAACGATCTGTTCATCGATCTGTTCGACCATGCAGCTATCGAAGCTATCGCGGCAGCATCGTAATGAGCACATTGGAATCTGATTTCTGTAAATTCGAAGGTCCAGACTCGGGGATGGTGACTTGCATCAAGTTGGGTGTGGAATGGCCCCCACCTGAGAAGATTAATTTGAACGGCACCGAGTACCAGCGTGTACAGATGTCGCAACTGACTGATGAACAGGCAGCGGAGATGACCTTTATTGCACGCGGGGCGATGTACACCCCAACGCTTGACAAAGGTGATTTGAATTAATGCTTGACAGACTCAAGCAGACGTAGTAAGGTATATCGTATTGGAGAGATACACAACGATTTAATGTCCCGATGGCATTACCCCCCTCTCCTCTCAAACTTCGCCATCGGGGCTCTTTTATTTGTAAATAGTAGTAGCAGGAAGCCGGTTTTAGGCAGCGGACAGCACCCCTTCATACGGGGTCAGATGCCGCGACTCGTAGGCAAGCTCCTACTCTGTGAACCTAGTTACGAACTTCGGTGGAGGTAGTTACCATCTCCGCAGCGTCCTCAGCAAGACGCTTGACGAAAAAGGCTCCAATTTACCCCTGATGGGTGCCGCGCTTGGGAACAAGATGACCGCTGGAGGCTCGATCCTCAACTCATCAGGATTTCATTAATGCTAATTCGGAGAAATGACCTATGGCAAATAAAACTATCAAAATGGCTGGCCCTGATGCTGCCAACAACTACCGCGTCCTTCAAACGAAGGGAACTCTCACAGTCCGTCCCGGCGAACTCTTTACTGAACGATACGTGAAGGACTGCCTACTGCGCAGCCCAAATTATGATGTAACCATCATCATGCCGCGCTTTGCCGAAGGCGAATCGCCAATTAGTGGCGGACTCGGAACCTTCAAAGGAACCGCCGTATCTGGCTAAACGCGATTGTTCGTGATTAAAAAGCCCCGCTAGTCGGGGCTTTTTCTTTTGTAAAATAGGTGTTGACATTGTCCCCTTATACATGCTACGATCAGGGTTGCTATAAATTTTTATTGTAAAGGAGAATGATATGAAAGCACTATTCGTTATACCAGTCCTAGCTATTCTATTAGCAACAGGCTGTACTTCCGGTAGCAGGGGAAAGACTGTCAACGTCATCGAACCTACGCCCGTGCTGGAAGCCGAAGCGCCACCTGCCGAGATTGTAGCCCCCGTCGAAGTAATAGTCGTGGCTCCAAAAGAGCAACCTACTACAAATGACAGCCGCATTGATGCGGTCTCGTTCTTGGATGCCTTGGTGAAGTCAGGTTGTGAAATCGACAAAGCCGAGTACAAAGAAGTCATTCGGGGAGGAGGTATTGTAGTAACCTGTAAAGGAAATGTCGATCCTCTAGAACTAGACGGACTCGAAGGACTATAAAGGAACTTAGCCACGTGATACAAAGAGACCACCTACGGGTGGTCTTTTTTGTCTGCTCTTAAGAGCACCTTATCCCAGTTAATCTGCTCTTAAGAGCAGAATATAGCCGAACGGGTATATTCTGAAAATATACCCTTGCGGGTATATTTTCATTTTATACCCTTGAGGGTATATTTTGAAAGAAACTCTCGATTAAGCGGAAAGAAACTCTCGACTAAGAGAGTTAATGGGTAAGAAACTATCCATTAAGCACGATTAACGGGGTTAATGGGTAAAAATAGGTACTTTATACAACCATCACACCGTGCGCCGGTAGAAGCTCGCGCAACACATAGTGAAGGTGGTAACTGGCGGCACGGAAAAATCGGTGTACTTCTAGTTCCAGACCATCCGACCCAGAATCCAAGTCTCCGAAATTCTCACACTGCTCGTTCCATTCATCGCTGTCGTATTCTGGAATCTCTTCGGCTGTTCCGAAGTTCCCATCTTGGGAGCATAATTTCCAAACGTCAGCCCTGTCGTGCTTGTTGCCTTCCTGAGAAAATATCCACGCAATCTTATCCGCGATATCATCCCATGGCACACTGGTGTCTTCGCTGTGCTCTGGATTTACATCTGCGTATTCCTTGAATATTGAATACAGTTCTTTGGCGCATTCGAGATACGTCGCCGGATTATCATGGTAGACGGTCTCACCACTTTGCTCGTAGGTGAACTGCCACTGGAGGAATGGCTGGTCAGGATACATCGATACAGCACCATGACCCAATGAACCAGAGTACAGGTCGGCGGCTCCGCTGATGTGTGAGCGAATGTTCTTCAGCAGACTACCATGCTTGTTCACCCATGCACCGAGGGTCTGCCCCAAAATGGATTCTACAACGGCGTCGCCTTGAGTCAATACGAAGCTATCACCATCGACCTTATTGCGCCGTGAGGAGACGCCTGAGAAGCCGTAGTGGGCAAAGGTGTCTTCGTACACGTGAGCGCCGATGCCGAGAAGTTCCCGACTGAAGTCCTGATGTCCCTGTGACGCATGGTTGGCTATCATGGTCTGGGCGATCTCGGAATTCTTGGTGCAGATAAGTTGCTCGGTGAATTTTGAACCCTGAGCGCCCGGGAGGAAATGGAATGGCACCCAGATGTAGCGTTGGTCGTCAGCCTCTCGATTACTGAGGTCTCCGGCATGGTGTGCTGTTGGTATGGCGTAGAGTTGACTGCCGTCATCGTGGTCATCCACGTGAGCGGCTACATTGTCATCGACAAACTGTGCCGACTGTGCGACTATTCTCGCGGATTCTTTGTTGATACCTGCGGCACGAGCAATACAATACGTACCATGGTAATGCATATCAATTTGCATTTCGGGAGCCCCTTTTTATTATTTTGGTTTGGCTCTGGTATTTAGTTGGGGATTAATTTCGAGCAAACCTTGACTTCGGAACGTGATAGGTATATAAATACATCCATATCTACATTCCCATCGACTAGTTGGCCAAGGTCGCTACCCTCTCAAGGTAGAAACACCGGTTCGAATCCGGTTGGGAATACCAATACACGTGTCTGCTAAATTTGGAATAGGCAACTGGGTTTTCACCCCGGGAAATGCGAGTTCGATCCTCGTCACGTGTACCAAATCACTATGCCCCTATGGTCTAATTGGAACAAGGCACGATCCTTCTAAGGTCGAAGATGCGGGTTCGAATCCTGCTAGGGGTGCCAATGCACTATTCGTCTAGTGGTTAGGACACTGCCCTTTCACGGCAGGAACAGGGGTTCGATTCCCCTATGGTGTACCAACTCCTTGATTTATCCCTCCCCTACTACTATATTTTCAAAATGAAAATTGCAATCACCGGTCACACTGCTGGCATCGGCAAAGCGATAGCCGAAGCCTGCGAGGCAGCAGGACACGAAGTAGTCGGTTTTTCACGGACCACCGGCTATCACTTATTCAAAGATTTGGAAGCGGTTGTCGCCGATGCCGAAGACTGTGATGTCTTCATCAATAATCGATTCGACTATAATAACAACCGAGAAGGACAGGTCGAACTGTTGTACCGTATGTTTGAAAAATGGCTCGGCAAAGATAAAAGAATAATCAACATCGGTTCCCGCGCCGGAACCTACACCAGCATGGGTAAGATTGATCGGTATTCCGTTCATAAGCATGCCCTCGATGTAGCCTGCGATCAGTTAAATATCCTGCGTGACATGCGTCCGCGTGTTACCAACATTAAACCCGGATATGTGGATACCGCATCAATAAAACACATCACTGACAATCCTAAACTGAAACCCGAGGACGTTGCCGAGACTGTTATGTGGGTATTGAATCAACCCCGCATGGTACACATCTCCTCGATCTCTATGTCACACATGCAATTTGGATGATTTGACTTTCCTGAAGAAATTTGATACTCTGGTCAGTCAATCACTAATCGGAGACACTATGAATAAAATCATCACATTCCTTTGGGAACATTTTATCAAGGAATTCCTTAAAGTCATGGCTGGAGCATTGGGACTTATGGGTGCCGTCTGGTTCACTCTCGGACCGTTCTTCGGTATGGCTTGGTTGAGTGACGAAGGGCACCTCCCCGTCTGGTTAATGATTACCGGTTGGTTGTTTTGGATGATGATTTTGTGTGGTGCCGTTAAATGGATAGAGGAGGATCGTCATGGAATTATTAGGAATTTCAAAAAAGGGTCGTGAACGACTCAAGCGTGATGGTGCGAAGGGTTGGACTATCCAGCGCACCGAAGACACCATAGCGTTCAGTAGTGACCGTGGACCGTGGCTGCTGGTCATCCCAGCATGTCTCACCGAATCCAAGTCCCGTTGGATACACCAGTTCCACGATAATAACTTCAAAATCGTAGACCCCGACCCCTCGGCGTAATGCGACATAGATCACACTCTACACCCCGAACTTTCTTGACAAAAGTTGGTGGTTCTGTATAATGGACCCATCAACTAGAGGAGATAGATTATGTCAGACTTTGAAACTTTCGTAGCAAAAGAACACCAGAAGCGCGTTACCCATTTCGTTCGTTATTGTACTTCCGAAAACCGCGCACCCCGTATCGCCGACGCAATTACAATCTTCGGATTTTGCAAGCGTGATGCCACGCCCATCGTCGAAGATGCGATCAAGCAGATGGCTGCTGCGTAATGTCAGCCATCATCTATCAGGTTTACGACGTGCGTACCGATGAAATTATCGGTACCATTACTGGAGCAGAGCTACGCACCTTTTGTAAGTGTTCTGCCCGTAGTACAGTCTTCAATAATAAACTGGTCGAGCAATTCAACAACAACAAGAGACGCATTGACGAGCCCGAGCGCATCCGTCAAATGCTGAGGAGATAGCCATGTTTGACATCATACTCATACTGAACGAAATCAACCGCACCGATAGGGAAACCATCACGCGCCGAATTTGTGGCAGCAATTTCCTCATGGAGAATGGTGAGTATGCAGAGACCGAGGCTGACCGTTTAGCCCACATCCAATACTGGATAGAAGAACGCGGAGTGGATCAGCATAATTCCCCGCTGGAACTAATTTCATACACCGTCGAAGCAGTCGGTTAGGAGGAAACCATGAGAATATCATACGAAGTTACTGATGTAGATGGGAACGCGATTAAGGAAATCACTGGAACCCAACTACGCGAACATTTTGGCTACGGTCCCCACGACGATGTCTTCACCGAACAGTTGGTCAGGAAGTTCAACTTGGCAAGCGAGTGTTCAGGCAACCCTGAGCGCATCCGTCTGGTAGAGGAGATAGACACATGAGCAAATTGACAGTCACATTCGAAGTTGACGATGACTTGCCGAGTGAGCGTAGGCTCCAGTATCGCCAAGCGATTATTGATGCAATGGTGGCATATGAACGTCAGGTGGAAGAAGCCAAACGCGGACTGAATGGGCAGAAATTTATGAGCCACGACGCGGTAGAGAATGCCGGACTCATCGACAAGATGCTGAACGACTGCAACCGGTGAGGGACATCCCGAGATATCTCCACCCAACCTTCAAGCGCATGGTTCCGACCAAGGTGCAGTTGTCGAGCAATGGACGGGTCCACGTCGATCTGGATGAACCAGACGAAGCAAGCCTGTTGCCCGAGTGGTGGAATGGACGGTATCCGAGGATATCCAACAAGGACCGAATAACCAAGCTGTCGGAACAACAAGGCCATCGTTGCTGCTACTGTGGTGTCCGAACGTGGTCGAAGCATTATGGCGAGCGCGGTAGTTGGATGAATATGGCCACCATCGAACACTTCAGATGCAAAACGCATGGCGGTACCTTTAGATATTCAAACATCGTCATGGCCTGCTCCCAGTGCAACAACCAACGGGCGCTGGGTCCACCGGTACTGTTCATGTACGAAAAACAGGGGTTATTAGACCTCGAATTAGTGCCAAAAGAGTGAAATAATACTGTACTTTCGTTAGGAAAGTCTGTATAATGCTTGCATATCAACTGAAAAGAGACACGCCCATGACTGACCTCAACACGCTTTTCGCACATACCCGCATTGACATTCTTGACCTGATCGACTCAGCTATCGAAGCTGGCATGATCTACAACGTGGACTACAAGACTGTCAAAGAAGCTGCGAACCGCAAGATGGAAGAAGGGTACCAGAACTCAGTCGTTGCAACTTACCTCTCCATGACATGTGAAATGCGTCAGGCTACTGTCTCTCCCGAAATGAGCGAAGCTCTGTACTACAGCGCTTACCCGCAGGCTCACACTCTGAATGCTCGCGACAAGGCGATCACCAAACTGGAAAAAACTGATCCGAATCACTGGATGGTTAAGGCCGCTCGTGAATACCTCGAACTGGTTCGTCCGGTTATCGAGAAGTTGGTTATCATCAAGGGCACAGTCGTTAAGGGTCGCAAGCCTTCTGACAAGCCTCGCCTGACCCCTGAGCGTACTCTGGAAAACACTGGTACTTGTTCAGTATGTGGTCGCAACGTCAAGCTGAACGGCACTGGTCAAATCGTTGCTTACCTCAATGCTCTGGAAGCTCACAAGATTTCACAAGAGAACGCTCTGCCGAAAGCAATCGAAGCTGCTGAAGCTCTTGCTCTCAAGCAGAAGGGATTTGAAGACAACCGTGAAGAGCGTGCAGTACGCAACGCCCCCCAAGGCATCGAATCTCTGATTCGTCACTTAGGTCACGACATCAAGATGTTCACCACAATCGTAATCGAGTGGGTAGCCAAGCCGCTGCCCAAGGCATAGGAGAAACACATGGCATCAATCAAAACGTACAGACAGCGGAAACCGTTCCTCGGAATATTCACGATGTCACCAAAAATAGAATACATGGAGGGTGACCGCCATGCCGACACGATGTTCAGGATAGAGATAAACGCCGACGGGGAAAAACGGTACAATAGTGACTTCGGACATATCCGTGACACTAAAATCTCGTTGGAGAAAATCTTCGAAAACCAGTCATACTTGGCACATAACCACTGGGTCGGCGTTTACCGCATCACCTACACCAGCGATTGGGAAGGGCTAGGTGTCCGTGCCGGTGACTTTGATCAGTACGTAGTGGATACCGCTGCCGGTAAAGATGATGTCGTGGAGAAAATCCAACGCGCTGTCCTTGACGAACTGGAAGACAACAACATTCAAACCGACCTCAATTGGGTTGACCTGATAATCGAGTCAATTGATACCAAACAAGGAACATTGTCGGTAGACACGACCAATCAGATACGGTAAGGTAAGTAACTTATGAAGAAAAGGACTCGTAATATGGCCGTGACCCTTCATTACAAATATGCCGTCAAAATCGGTACCCAGTGGGTAGCGGTAAATGATAAAGGGAAGTATCGGCTTGTAGGTGAAGAAAAGGACGCGGAAACAAGATGGGACATACGCGGTGCTCTCGGGATCGGAGACCGATATCTAAAAGCTGAATGGAATGTAACGATGGGTGAAAAACCTACCTTTGAGATTCATAAAGTACACCGACCACAACGCATTCATCATTCGTGGTGAGCCGTAAATACTCAACCAACACAGGATGCAGTCATGCCTACAGAACAACCCGACTTCGGAACCACTGCTGGACGTACAGCTATTGCTCGTAAAGCAGTCTCGCGCCCAACGCGTACACTACTCAGTAGTGGGAGAATCCCGAAGGGTGCTAGTGTACTAAACCACGGAAGTGGGCGTGCTAACGCCGATGGCGCTGCCCTTGCTGCTGCATCTTCCGAATATGCAGAGTACGACCCGAACCACGCACCCAACCCTGATGCACTGGAACGCCGATACGATGTCGTAGTGTCCAACTACGTCCTGAACGTTCTTCCTCCTGAAATCCGTAAGCTCGCATGGCAAGACATCGCCAGAACTACCGGTGGGACCGCTTACATTACTGTGCGCTCGACCGGCGACAAGGCCATCTACAAAGGAAAGAAATTCAAGGACGGATACAAGATGGCTACCGGAGCATTCCAGAAGCCGTACACCGCTGCTGATTTGCAGAAGGAAGCTAAGCGCTATTTCAAGAATGTCGAAGTCATTGACGGTACCCCCTCTGGCATCTCGTGGACTATCTCTGCCAGTGACCCCAAGATATCGGGCGAAGGCGAGCCTGAGACGCCACAGCAGAAGGATAAGCCTGCTACCCCTGCCAAGGCACGGGCACAAGCGAACGCCGCTCATATGGACACTGACGACGATGCTGAGATTGCTAAAATCACACATCTTGCGGGTATGAAATAAAATAAACCTTGACTCGGAAGCAGACTGGTAGTATAAATATAACAGTAAGACATGGTTCGGTGGCTGAGTGGCCCAAAGCATGCGCCTGCAAAGCGTAAACCCCGTCGGTTCGAATCCGACTCGAACCTCCAACCCCCTTGAACCCCTCGTGCCTTGGTATTATCTTTATGGCATGAGAGAACAATTCGAAATCACAACAACCTCCGACCTCACCGAAGTTTCATGCGGTAACCGGGTTAGCTATTCCCTGAACGATGGGGATACCATCATGTCAATCACCACCAGCGATTCCACGATAAAAGAAAAACTCTCAGTATCGAAGTACCGGAACGCCAGTGTCAAAATAATCATCACGGTGGAGCACGACGACATGGAATACAAGGATATCCAACCTTAAATTTGTACACCCTTTTATTCATCCTATGTAAATATTAATATAACAAAAACATAGGTAATAAAAATGAGCAAAACAAACCTAGAGCGCGTTCAGCCAACCCCGGGCGAATGCACCACCCTGTCGTGGGAGCCAAATCCACGTTATAACCAATTCGATTATGATCCCGAACACGGTCTGATAGCTGACATCCGTAGAAAGATTTCAGAAATCTGGGACGCGGCTGACGTGATCGCGATTCCTAAGCGGTGGCAAATGGAGTCCGACATCGTGATCCCGCCCGAGTCGTGGGCTGATGCAGATGAGACTATCATCCCGTTCTGGTATGGTACCAAGCCCGAAAAACGCTCATGGTGGAAATCGTTTAAGCGGTTATTTCGGTAAACGTATTGACTTCTGGCACCGTTGTGCTTAAATAGTGGTATGGAAGATTGCCGGAGAGGCTAAACGGTTCCGTTTCGAAAACGGATGGTCCGAAAGGACACGGGGGTTCGAATCCCTCATCTTCCGCCAATCCCCTATTACGGTAAATATCAGTATGAGAATTTCAGACACCATACTCGATATCATTACCGCATTGCGTACCGCTATCGAACTGGATGATACCAGTCATACCACATCAATGACGCGGGAACTGTCCCGACTCCCAGAGTTTGAAGGTTCTACCGCCACAGCCGGTTACCACGTGTCCCCAGAGGGCGACATCAAGGATGATCACTGGTGGTTGATAATGGATGACGGTTCTGTCTTCGATGCTGATGCTGACGAGCCCACACGATGCTCCAAGAAAGATTCACGGCACGGTCGGTACTTTCCTTACACTGGAGAGACAGGCATACCGGCAGCAGTTCTACAAGCCGCTGACCATCTCCGCTCCTCATCCCGTGTAGCCAAGAACAAATCCTTTTCCGATATGGTGGGCGAAGGATCAATTACCGAAACCCATGACTATAATCCCGAATGGGATTATGAAGTCGATGAGCAGGGGCACGATGAAGATGAAATAATGCAATACGTCAACAAGGCAATTGAAGACGTTAAGAGAGAAGTCTTACCGGTGCTTGGGTTCCAAGACATGAAGGTATTCTTTACACCCGAGGGTGGTTTGGATGGTGATGTGGGGAAATATATTTATGGAACCTCTTCGTATCCCGTAGTGGGTCTCGATCTTCGACACACAATGGACGGTGTTAACTTCAATGAGCATGCATTTTTTCAACAGATACGTGCCAGTCTCGCTCACGAGCTTGCACATGCATATCAAGAAAGTAGATACGGTGAAGATGCATTGTACCACGATGACCTCGAAGATGATGCCGAAGCGTTTGCTTATAATTGGGTTATGAATGGCAAGCTAGACCCGTCTGTTTTAGAAATGAAATTCGATGAGGCGTCAGGTGCATCGGCACCCAGTGCCGCCGCCCGACAGGCTCCAGAAGCCCTACCCGATGCCATGACCATGGACGGACAGGAAGGTATGGTGGTCGATGAGTTTGACGACGAGTCGAAACCCGAAGACCTACAGGCAGGATGGGAAGACCTCGTCGGTGAAGACGAAGGTGATCTCAAAGAGGTTGACCACCCCGAGTACATGCCCGGGGGCGAGAACGGCACCGACAACTACGACCCCACATACGATGAGCGTAGCGTTCACACTAATGCCGGTTGGCCGCGTCCTTGACAACACCCCTATAGCGTGATACCTTTACCCTATGCGCTGCTAACGGACCCACCATACGCCGAGGTAGCAAGCTAAAGCTGGATAGTGATGCATGTTCGTGGAGCGTAATCATCCCGCGACACAATGACCACCAGTAATGATAGGGGCCAAAAGAGTAGATGAGCGCACTGACGAGTGATGCGATAAAGAGTTCTGTACGGGGTGAGGTCGGTCTACATGACCTCACGTCAACCCCAAATTCAACGGAGTATGTAATGACTGAACGTCTTAGAAAAATACAAGAACTCTCTGAGAAATATCACAGGCAGAAGGACAAGGCCGACCATGCGGCGAGCAAGGCGTATCATACCCATTGTAAAATCGACAAGCTCATGCAGGAAGAGGTACACTCGTTAGTTCCTGAATCAAATAAGAACTGGCTCGTGTACAAATTCACTGGTTGGGTATGCGAATCAGAAGAGAACCCACTCCAGATGTGCATTTACGATGAACGTGACGACCCTGCGCTGGATGACTGTCTCTTCTGTCACGATCCATACGAACGAAAGTAATATACGCTCTAGCGTATAACCGATAAATATACGATGAAGCGTATAATAACCAAGGAGGACCACATGGCAATATTCACTATGTAGGCTGCATCACCGATGTAGCCGTGAATGGAGAATGCCATGTATCGTGCATCAATTGAACGCGCTCGTGCTCGCCGTGTCTGGCAGGCGCACAAACTTATATACGGGGACACCTTGTCTCACGTCCCGCGTTTTAATCAACTCAATCGGTTCCGTAAAGCACAAAAGCGTGCCGGTTGCGGAAAACCCGGTTGTGTTATGTGTCACTGGGAAAAGATTTTCAGTGTACCTACCATAGCTGACCGTCGGGCTCAGGATAGCGCCAAGGATTCACTCCTCGATTACGACTTAATGCAGTTAGATGCATTAACTGACCTTGAAATTGACGATTTAATGTAATATACTACATGAGTGCAGGCGTCCAGACTATCGCTCGACCCATCCCCTTTAGGTAAGTTTGGGAGAGAGGAAGTTCGGGACACCACAGTACAGGCTAGTGGAGAAATTCCACCCGACATAATGTCGAGGACAAGTGAGATAGAGACAGACAGCCGATGGCCTTCGGGCACAGGCGATAGCTGGAAAGAGTGGGGTAAGAGCCCACAACGTGGCATGGCGACATGCGCGGAAGCAAACTCTAGCCGGTGCAACCCCAGACAGTTCTTATGACTCGGTACGACGAGGGACAGGTAGGGGGCAAAGATCGTCATGGGAACATGGCGGCAAGACGAATGATAGTCCTAGACAGAATCCCGGCTATCGGATGCCGTAAAGCACTTTTATTATTTGGTTGAAAAATCCCGCATGGGATATTAGATTAAAGGAAACATCTATGCGGAAACACCAATGAAAAACTTCATGATCGATATCGAGACTCTGGACACGGAGAACACGGCAGCAGTGATTAGTATTGGTGCTGTGGTATTTGACCCAGATTCGAAACACGTTGAAGCCAACACATTTCATGTGAATATCGATTTTGAAGAAGCATTGAAGTATGGTACCCACAGCGAGTCCACCATCAAATTTTGGGAAAGGCAACCCGAAGATGCTGTGTCTACGTTGTTCAATCCAGAGCCGGTATCTTTAAAAGAAGCACTGTTGGCGTTCAACAAATACGTCAAGTCGTGGGGAACACCGAAGCCCAAATTCATTTGGGGTAACAGTCCGTCATTCGACGTAGCCATTCTGCGTCACGCATGCAAGCAAACCGGTGTCAAGTTTCCATTCACACCGTGGGTCGAGATGGACGTTCGTACCCTCAAGAATCTACTACCGAAGGAAGCGATTCCTAAGAAGACAGGTGTCAACCACAGTGCGGTCGATGACTGCTACTGGCAATGTAAGATCGTTCAGATGTTCCATGGGGTGGATTTCTAATGACAGAATTAAGAAAGAAAGTTGCTTATTGGCCTTCGGATAACGCGGCCATGTGGCGGGATGTAAGAGAAGTGTGCCTTGAGCCCGACGGCAAGCGATATACAACACACGACAGTGATGATGGTTATTACGTCACCGAAGATGATGGCGAGCGCACTTACTTAAATTTGGGTTGACTCCGAACCCACAAAGGATTAAACTTTAATCATGGCTAAAATAGTACATTTCGATGTGTCACGAGGTTTAACCATCATGGATGGTTTTGAGAGTGACCGACCATCCTTCGGGATGCGAGTAGAATTGGAAGAAGATGATGATTTCTATGAAGAAGTCGCCAACGCAATCCAAACTGTCAATGGTGTAATGTTACTAATTCCTGAATCAGAAGCACCGGAAGCCTAAATAGAATTACTGCCCTTATAGCACGATTGGACGTGCAGCGCTTTCCTAAAGCGATGGTTTCAGGTTCGAATCCTGATTAGGGCGCAGCTAAGATTTATGCCTGTGGCAAAGCCCGGTAATTCGGGACATGGGCGCTTTCTTATGCGGGTGTCTCCTCAATGGTGAGGAATCTGCCTTCCAAGCAGACGCGCAAGCACGGCGAGTTCGATCCTCGTCACCCGCTCCAAACAATGCCCTCATAGCTCAGTAGGTAGAGCAATTCCTTGGTAAGGAAGAGGTCGTAGGTTCGATTCCTATTGAGGGCACCAAATGACTAAGGACGAATTAATCGAAGCTGCCAACAAGCCGGTTACCGAAGAAGATTTAATCGAGTACCGCAGATGGAAGAAAAAACGCGAAGAGGAATTCGAACGCACCGCCCGTGCACAACACGTTGATTATGCATTTTCACAACGTTCCTACTCCTGAGAAATCATGTCAATCTTTTTCCCCAAAAATTGTAGAGTGACCCCCGAAATTTACGCCAATGCGCAAGCTCAGGCTAACCAGATTCCTCTTCTTAATAATTCGATTCGTAAGGGTGCAGGAACTTTGGTGGGGTGCATCGGTGAACAAGGCTTCATTCACCTCTTCCCCGGATCAGTGTCCCATAACACTTACCAACACGATGTTATGTGGAGTGGTTTGAAGATCGAGATCAAAACCAAAGACCGAACCGTACACCCTAAACTTGATTATGATGTATCCATCGCCAACTCCAATATCACACAAAGTGCGGATATATATGCCTTCATGTCTGTGTACCGTAACAAGGTCACCGACCGATACATAAGGGTTCATTTCTGTGGATTTTTCCCTACGGACCAATACTTTGAGAAGGCTAGATTCCTGAATAAGGGAGACTACGACCCATCCAATGACTACTACGTACAGGCTGATTGTTGGAATCTCTCAATGAGAGAGCTTGACAGATAACCTCTAGCACTAAATACTTTTATGAATAAGAGAAAGTATTACCATCCCCGTGATGGCGCAACCCCAACCCGAGAATTCACTACAGATGGATGCAGTGGTGGTATGTCGTGGGCATGGCAAACTTTTGCAAAACCATTCACTAAAACCGATATCCCGTGGCGTGACTGTTGTGTAGTACACGACCGTGCTTACTGGATGGGTGGTACATGGACAGACAGGCGAGTAGCTGACAGACATTTGCGTCAATGTGTTGGTCGCCAAGGATACCCTATTATGGGTTGGCTCATGTACCTCGGTGTTAGAATTGGTGGAGCCCCTTTCTTTCCATTTAGTTGGCGTTGGGGATACGGTTGGAAAATGGGAATCATTGAAAGGATGTTCGGTAAGAAATAACCACATTGACCCCGAAGCAAATAGGTACTACATTGTTAAAGTAGTCCCAGTAATTAACATGGGGAACAGTTATGATTATCAATCAGACTGACGGTATATTAGCGAGACTGTCAATCACGAATATTTTATGGATCGCTTTACTAGGAGCCTCTTGGCAGCAAGGCTGGCTTCAGTACATCTTTAATCAAGACATCAGTTACATCTCTCACGGCATTGCCGTATTCTCCCTCATGGCTATAGTCCTGAGTTTCTGGAAGGGTTACGTACTCGCCGATATTCTTAGACTGCCACCAAAGCTCAGAACGACATCAACCGACTATCGTGAAAAGGATAACATTAGGGAAGTTCTAAAAACCGAGCTTATGGGTTACATTTCTTTCATTGAATATTTTGCTTCGACCGCTTTGGCGGTGGGCGTACTGGGTACCGTCATCGGTTTGATATTGGGTTTCCAAAACGTCGATGCTACATCAATATCGAGTGTTGAGAATGCCGGTGCCACAGTAGCCGACGTACTCAGGGGATTATCAGTGGCGTTCCACACCACGTTGGTGGGCGGCATAGCAAACCTCTGGATACGTACCAATCACTTTATGTTGTCGCAGGCTTCAGCCAAAATATACTCGACGACCCTAGAGGGATAAATCGATGTTGTATGATTGGGGCAATTCCTCTCATGGGGATCAAACAGTCAACACCCTGTTCCGTGATGTCCTCATGGCGGCACTGGGTGCACTCGCACTCGCACTAATCATACTAGC